GCTCGTGCGCTCAAATAGTATTTCTGCGGCACATTGTCCTCCAAAATCTGCGACAAGAGCGATTCTCTTTCGGCGTTGGGGGACTCCCCAATATTGAGCGTCAAGCTGTCGCCAAGCCAAGCTCCATCCGTTTCCGGCGATTGCTCCGGCTTTGCTCCATCTGCCCCCCCTACCTGAAGGTCTAGGAATTGAAACGTCTGGTTGTTCCACGCGGGCAAGTTCTTCCAGCACGGCTCTGAAATCTTCTCCGCCGTTGGAGCTGAATGCTCCGGGCACGTTTTCCCAAACAGCGAAAGTTGGATACAGTCCATTTGTACTTGACCTCATTTCTTTTATGATCCGAACCGCTTCTATGAACAACCCAGAGCGCTCTCCGGCAAGTCCAGCCCTGCGTCCAGCAATGGACAAATCCTGACACGGGCTTCCGAATGTGATGCAGTCAACAGGCTCTATCTGGTCTCCGTGGATCTTTGTGATGTCGCCCAAGTGCTTCATTTTTCCAAATGCCCGTCCAGCCAGATAGCGCAGCTCTTATATAAGGTAGGCGGTCAGGACTTCGCCGAAGCGAAAGCCTTGCTCATATTAGCGATAATGTCGTATCGGTCTTGATATTTGATGTATTTGGTCTTCTTTTCACCAATTCCAATTTGCGTTTGATTGATAGATGCAGGAACTATGTAAATGCTTTCTCCGCCTTCATTCTTTGTGATTAAGAAGTAAATGTCACAAGTCGGGAAGCGTTTTTCAAGATTGAACGAGTAGTAAAAAGCTGTTCCGCTTGTTTTACTTAGCCTTGCTGTTTTCACATCTACTTTAACGCTACCATTAACATAGAGGTCATAGGCGTATCTAGCAGACATTCGCTCGACCTCAAATCCGTGCGCTTTAAGAAGGTCTATCGCTAATTCTTCTCCGCTTCTTCCGAATTGAGTTTCGCTTTCTTTCATTCGAACATCAAGAATTTTTGCTATTTCGTAATATCCTCCCGGAAAACGGCGCAAAGCATTAGTTATTCCGGTATTGCCAAAATATCTGTTTAACTCGTTTCTTGATGGCATTCTTGAAAGTCCTGTATCTTCCATGCAGATTTTCACTGATTCAAGGATTTCCTCTTGCGTCCAATGTTTTCCGTGAGAATATCCCATTTGCTGACACCTCAAAACGGCAACGAACCGTCGTCCTCGTCAATCGCAGAGAAGTCGTCTGCGTTTCCCTGAAAGTAGTTTTGCGGTGCATCCTGCGCCCGATCAGCGGGCTTGCTGTCAGACTTGCCACCGCAGAAGTCAACCTTGTTCGCTATGATTTCCGTTGCGGTGCGGTTGTTCCCCTGCTTGTCGATATACTTCCGGGTCTGGATGCTACCAGTCACTAGAATCAGGCCACCCTTCTGAAACCACTTGGAAACGAACAGTGCCGTATTACCAAATGCAGTGCAGTTGAAGAAGTCGGTTTCCTTCTGACCGCCGCTTTGGCGGTCGCAAGCAATGCTGAACGTACAAACATCCTTGCCGGATTTCGTGACCTTAGCTTCGGGCGTGTGAACCAGACGCCCCTGAATTGCGATAGAGTTAAGCATTATTTAGCCCTCCTTCGGCTGTTTCTGAGCACAGTCCCAACACAGGACGCGCCCAAATCGCTTCTTTGTGCTTCTTGCAGTTTCCAGCGGAGTTACGGTGCGGTTGTTGTACTGAATAGGCTGCAACTGCTTTCCGCAGCAAGCGCATGGGGGTATGGTTTCCGCTTCCGTTTGCTTCTGCGCAGGCTTGTTTGCCCTGCTTGTGGTCTGCTTCTGGTATTCGTCCGTGTCAGCGTCCTTCGTATCGTCAATGCAGAACAAACCGTTCAGAGCGTACTTTCTAGCGTAGCTGCTTGCAGTGCCGGTAAGTTGGGAATCCGACATACCAGACTGCTGCTTAGGTTCTCTAGCGTATGCGGTGTTTGAAATTTTGTCTCCGCTCTCTGAATCGTAGATTGTTGCAGTCGCTTTAATGTAGTGATATTCGCCGCTTTGTACGGGCTCGTCTTCAAGTACAAGGCACGCTCCATATTTTGCGAGGAGCGGTTTTACTGCTTCCAGAATGTCTTCGCAACTGCGGTAATTGTACTTACCAAAAGAATTACGCTGGCTTTTTGGAGCTTTCAGCTCGCCTTGAATTTTGGAAAGCTTCACAAGTGTTTCCATATTTCTCCTTCCATAAAGCATCTTTTGCTTTCTTGGCTTCTTCTATGGTTTTGAATCGGTATGTTTTGCCGCTAAAGTGGAACGAATATCTGCGTTTCAAACCTTTCGTTGAACGGTCTTCGTAGATTCCATACTCGCCAGTTAAAGCGTTTCTGGACTGAACAGTATTTGCAACATTATCAGCTTGGGTTACGCAGCGAAGATTTTCAATCCTGTTGTCTGTCCTGATTCCATTGATATGATCGATCACTCCAATAGGCATTAGCCCATAATGAAGTGCGTACACAAGGCGGTGTGCTTTGTATTGCTTTCCTTTGATTTTCACAATCAAATAACCGTCTTTATCGTAGCTTCCTGCGCTGTTTTTCCTGTCTTTTCTGTGCAACGTACCGTCAGAATCAACGTAAAACCATTTGCAAAGATACTCGATAAGTTCCTTATCGGTCATGGAATCACCCTCCTTTCTTCGGCTTCATTAGGCTTCATTGTTCTTACTTTGGCTTAACTTGGCTGTACAAAAGTCAGCCAGCCATCAGTTCTGCCAACTGTGCACGGAGGTCTTTCAACTCAGCTTCCCTGTCCTCGATTTCAGACTGCAAGTCCTCAATCTCAGCCAGACGGTCAGCTTCTTTGGCTTCTGCTTCCTGCTCGCGGGTCAGGAAGTACACGCCGTCCTCCGGCTCGGTCATGCCACCAAATCTGTCAAGGTTAATCATCTTTTGGTCTCCCTCTCTTACGTTTCTCTTTGATTTGCAACGCGCTGTGCCACTGGTCTTTGTCAATTTCAATGGTAGACCACCGGTAGTTACATACAAGGCACTTCTTGCGTCGAGCGATGCTGTCATAGTCTGACCGGCTGTCAACCGTTGTAATGTTGTCGCTACCGCACATCGGGCATTTCACTGTGCACCCCTCCACTCGTTCGTGTGGTGAGGAATACGTTTTACTTTGCGATTTTCCTGTTCAATGCGTTCATTTTCAGAGCTGACACCAATGGCACACAAGACGAGTGCTGCGGCGAGGAAGCTACACGAAAGGAAAACGTATCCAAACATTGCTACCACGCTTTGGCTTTTCTGAATTGCATCGCCACATCCTACCGAAAAGATTGCTAACGCAATTCCAAGCGTGCAAAGAACATTAGCTTTCAGGCTTTTCACTCTTATTACCTCCAAAACTCAGTATCCATGCCGTAGCCATTGCCACAGATACCGTGATGATTCCACGGGCAGCTGATGCGCCTATCAGAATACCGATGTGATGCACCATCCAGAAGTTCAGCAGGAATACTGCCAAAACCACTGCCAGTGCTATGCCCCACATCAGGGCAACTTCAATCAGTGCTTTCATTTTGTCCCCTTTCGTTTTTGCCGTTGCTGTTCTGCTCCTAGCTACTCAATGCCTTAGCCTATTGTTTCTATTCTTTGCCGTTGCTCTGCATTTCCATGCTACGCTTCGCCTTTGCTTATCAAAACTACGCCTTGCATCCATAGCCATTGCTTTTCCAAGCTTTTCCTTGCCATTCCATTGCTCTTCTGAGCCTTGCTCCGCCATGCCTTTGCAGGTCTCGTCAAATCAGCGCATCGCCTTTGCTAATCCTATCGCGGCGTTACCTTGCCATAGCGGTTAATTGAGAATTTCGTAAGCAAAGCGCCCTTTAGAACTGTTGCGCCACTGACCGATGCCACGCAGAGCACCGTAGTCCAGCCACTCACGCACGACCTTCTCGTGAGAATCGTCCAGAAGAACGATTTCAAACTCGCAAGTCGAGCCAGCGGGAATCTGCTCGCTGTTGGCAAGGCTTACACGTTCACCCTGTGCAGTCTGGGCGCGGAGAGGGCGCTGGCACTCGGTAATCTCACCGTTCACATGAATGGGAATCATGCGGGGCTGAACGAAAATCAGACCATCAATGACCTTCTTGTAGGCCGTCAGCTTGCCGCTTTCGTTCACGGCTTTCTTCTTGCCAGTTTCGGTCTTGCCGCCGATGCGGGAAAGCATACCGCAAGAATCCTTGAAGAAGCCCTTAATCTGGTAGTCATACAGGATGGGTTCGCCGTTCTCGTTGCGAGGGAACACGGTCATGCCCTTATCTGCCACAGCATCAGCACCCAGAGCGGCTACCTCGTCCTCGATAGTGTTTGCATTAGGGGACTTGCTAGCGATGAACTCTCGCGCGATGTTCTGGTTGCTAGGCCAAGTGCCGAGAACCGCTTCGGTGAATGTGATTCTTACTTTGATTTTTTTCATTTTTGTTCACTCTTTCTTTTTCAATATGTTCCAGTCTTAAAGGTTCACGCTTTTGCCAGCGCTTCCGCCACGGACTGCTTTTGTTGAAGTTGCTTATTGCTTTCTTCATCGTTTGCCATCCTCCGCTTGCGTTGGATGTGTTCCAGCCGCTCTTTCTCCCGGATGTGCCAGTGGATTTCACGTTGGCCATAATACTTACCGTTCATCAGGAAGGCCTACCTTTCCCTGTGCAAGCAAAGTACTGTAATGGCCGTAGCTTATTCCAAGCTCTTTTGCTTTATCGTTCATCTGTTTGATGGTGTACTTTGGCTTAGGCTTTTCTTGTGTCTGGTTTCCTTCCGGTCTGGCCTTGCGGGTGGGAGACTTAATATAATCCGAATGCTCTTTCCACCACTTGGCCATCTGCCTACGCTTTACTATATTTGCGCATTTTTGGTGATATTTTTGATGTTCATACAGCTTGCGCATCGGCTTTTTGCACCACTCGCAAGGAACAACTCCATATGGAGCGCGTCGCGCTGCTTGATTCTCTCTCCTAACTAATACTGCGCATTCTTCGCAATACCGTTTTGTCTTGATGACTTCGCCAAGAGGCGCTCCGCAGCGTTCGCAGCTCTTAACCTCCATCTGACTCACTTGCCTTTCTCAAGACTCTTTCGTTGTGTTCGGAAAAGCACTGATCGAGAAACTGGATGAACTTTGCGATTTTCTCTGCGTCTTCCGGAGTACAACCGTTCTCCACAAAGCGCCTTACCGACTGCTCACGTTTAAAGTCCGAGTAGGCATCGGCCGCAGCGTCGATGGCGAACTTGGCTTCTTCGGGGTACTCAAGGTCAATTTTAATGGTCAGATACCTTTCCATACTCATTCCTCCGTTCTCTGGCCTTTCTCTGCTCTCAAGAACAGATTAACGAAGTAAACTTGCCCGATACCAGTCACTTTAGGGGTTTTGTTGATGGAAGTATGTCCGTCTGAGTGCGCAATGGACGTTTCCTTAATTTCAAACAAGTGAAGTTCCATAGACTTCTGGGTCGGCATATTGTAGTCCGTCCGCTTTCTGTCCTTGATCAGGTATCCGTTCTCACGCATCCATGCAAACAACCGGTTTTGCCCCATCTGGATGCCGTTCTGAGACAGCAGCTTTGCCATTTCACCAACAAGAATGCTCTGGCTGCTTGCGCTCACAGCGTCAGCAAAAAGTGCTTTCGGCTTCATGGTTTCAATCTGCTTGTCTTTCTCTTCCAGCTCCTCATGCGCTGCGATCAGTGCGGTTGCGAGAAGTTGCGAGCGGGTAAGCTGTGGTGCGTTGTAGCTTCCAGTCTTACGGATTGTAGGAAGCACATCGTTCGTTACCCATCTGCGGAACGGAGCCGCTTCCGGTTTGTCGCTGCGAAGAATGACATGGTACAGGCCGCTTTCGTTGACGATTACCATTTCCTGTTTGCCGCCAAGGGTGTCAATCAGACTGACACCCTTTTCGTCATCATCTAATCGGTCAGCAGCCATGCGGTTATTGCTAATACCAAGCACAGCGCACACGTCTTTCAGAACGAACCATGCTTCGCCGTCCATATCAACCGTGCGAACTTTGCTGTTCCGATATTCAAAAACTTGAATGTTTGCCATTTTTTCTCTCCCTTCTTACACTCCCGAATCCTGAATATTCAAAATCCGGCAGATGCTTTTCTTGATGCCGGGCGTTTCCAGCTTCCCTGTCTTAACCTTAAAAAGGTAAGAACGGTCAAAATATCGTCCGGTGTCCTCCTTGACTTTTTCAATCAACCAGTCGTTGGTCTTGTCTTTTTGGATAAGAGCAATCTCGATTTGTTTGCCAAAGTCACACAGAGGCTTTTTTTCAGCCATTATTTCACCTCCGGCTATTGATTTTTACGCATAAGTGTAATATAATGAAGTTGCTAGAAATCATTCATTACGCCTTCGCGGTACAGTCTTAGTATAATACGCTTTCGCGTAAAATGCAAGGCTTTTTTAAGCGTTCGCGTAATTTCAGCAAACCTTACAATGCGAGGACTGGAATTATGGCAAACTTGTACGAAAATATTGAAAAGCTCTGCAAGCAGCGTGGAGTAAACGTGACCACTATGTGCAAGGAATCGGGCGCAAGCCGTGGGTCTTTGACCGATTTGAAAAACGGCAGAAAGCAAACCTTGAAATATGAAACGCTCGATAAGATAGCTTCTTATTTTGGAACAAGCGTAGATGCTTTGGTTTCTGGCAATCAAAAAGAAAACCCGCCCCAGCAGCCGCAAAGTGAAGTCGATGCAGCAGTGGAGCGGATTAGAAGAAAGCTTGAATCTATGCCGAAGGAACAGCGTGAAGCGCTGATGAACCTGATCGAGAAGATGTGACGTTCATGCCCGGTAAAATAAAAACCCCTTGTGCCGGGCTGGTGTAGCTCTGCGCAAGGGGTTTTCTGTTACTTTAGGTCTAGCGCTTGTTCTGCTACTGGAATTTTCTCTGGGTGTTCCAGCAACCATGTGATAAACTGGTCAATCTTGGCTCTTTCCTGCTCGCTCATTATGGCATATCCTCCCGATCAGTAAGTGCGGATGTTTATTTGAACCCATTTTACATCATTTTATTGTAAGTTCAAGGCGTTTTTAACAACTAGTTAGAAAATAGTGTAAAAATGCTCAATTTTCTGTGCATCCACAACTTCCGTCTGGAAACCCATGAGCGTTTAAGTCAAAAGGGACAGTGCCTATCCATCTTTCCTCCAATCACAGCTCTACGAGCTGTCCGTCAATGCGTTCGATGCTATCTGCCGGGTCACGCCCATCGTCTAAGGCGGCTGCGGCGCGTTCTAGGATGCCTTTTGCTTCGAGGTAAGCATCTTTATCAGCTTCGTACCCCGAAAGGCTCAGGACAAGCTCCAGCGTCCGTCTGCGGGCGTATGGGATAATCAGAGTATCTACAGTTCGGTTCATTAACTTTCCTCCCACGGTTCAGGTGTGTGTGGCTGCCCATCGGGAACGCTGGCGGGCATTCCGTCGATGATTGGCATACGTTCATGGTTCCAGATTACAGTTTCTTTCATTTTGCATTTCCTTTCTCTTTGGAAATTTTTGACAATACAGTTATACCACATCTCGCTGTTTCATTGAAACAGCGAATTTTTTCAATTATTGTTTCACATTTTGAACAATATATCAGTTAAATTTCTTTGATTTTATATCATTTTGTCGAAAGAGGGGTATTTATGGATGATTATAGGATACGAGTGGCAAAAGCGTTAGAGATGGCAAGAGCAGAATCCGGACTTAGCCAACAGAAGCTTGCAGACAAAATGGGTATAGGCCGGACATCCATTTTTCGTTACGAGCAAGGGACAATGACCCCAGATGCTCCTACTATCATAAAGTGGTTCGTGTGCTGCGGCGTTGCGGCCAAACCGTACATAGACACCTGTTTGCATCCCGGCTTATTGGAAAGTCTTGCTGGCGATGCCAGCACCGAAAGAAAGAGGGATGCGCTGATAGAACATATCAAAGACGCCCATCCACAGGAAATTGACCTGTTGTGCTATCTGATCTATGGCAATCACGGCTCAGATTACCTTGCCGTTCTGTGCGAAATGGTAGCCAACCTTCACACGACTTTGCGAGATCGTGTGTCCGTATGTCGTACCGTCACCGGTCATTATGAAATGGCACAGGCCACCAAAACCGACCCAGACCCAGACGGAACGCAACCCAATATGCAGATTTTATATCAGGCACAGGACTGTGGGGAAGCTGCGGCCATGAATCGAAACGATTCTTATACCATCAACGAGGAAAACATTTTGCGCTGATTGTCGAATTATCGCAGTTTTTGAAGAACATTTTGTCCACGTTCATCCACTTTTTGTACACCTATTAGGCAAATCTACCTTGTCAATCCGTCCCCCATAGACTGTAAATCGACAACATTCGCGCGGAATAAATAACGAATTATCGTCAATCTATTGCCTGTGATTGGTCGGCTTGTCAATCTGTCCCCCATAGCACTAGCTTAAAAGTTTTTCATCCACTTTTTGTACACGTTAGAAAGTACCAACAACGTAAGTACGTTTAATTTTGCGCACATTTTGTCCCATTTCATGCAGATTTAGTATACCTTTAGTTCATACATGGTGTACACATAGTTGAACGTCATTGCACAATAATAACGTAATATCGTATATTTGTGTTTTGTACAATAAAATGGCTATCGAAAGAATGCTGTGTGCAGTTTTTGTATACCTTTCCATCCACTTTTCGCCCTCGTTTAATGTGCCTAACCGTAGATTGTGTGCTTTTCGTCTTGCTTCTGGCTTGCATTTATTGGCTTTGGATGCTGTTGTTTTCAACGAGATTTGAAAATTCAAGAAGTGTGTGTTGAAAAGTGTCTGCTTCTTTGCTATTTAGTAGATATTATTTATCTCTCTTGTTTAATATCTTGTTTAATATATGTAAGGAGGTATACCAAATCTGCACGAAGGTATACTAAAACTGCATAGAGGTATACAAAATCTGCACGGACAGGTATACAAAATCTGCATGATAGTAGAAATGGACTCTTGATAATTCAACCATGATGTGATATACTGGTATCAACAAGTGGGAAGGATGTGAGAACTTGGGAGACTTATCAATGAACAATCTCGTGGAAAAGAGCAAGGCTCTTGTGTGGGCAAAGTTCAGGGACTATACCGCTGGAGAACTTCGTCTGTTGGAAGTATACCTGTCAAGAATCAACCCCCGTGACCCTGAAAGCGCAACTGTTCAGTTCACGCTGAAAGAATACTGCGATTTCTTAGGTATCCGTCTGAACAGTAAGGATTTGAAACAGCAGCTCAAGCATTTTATTGAAAACACTGTAGCTGTTCCGCTTGAAGGTAAAGACGAATACACTCTGTACACCCTGTTTGCTATGGCGCAGATTCGATTTGACCCGGAGTGTTTTACATACATGGTCTCAATCAGATGCAACCCTTTGCTGCAGCCAGTGTTCTTTGATATTGCAGAAAAAGGGTATGTTCGGTATCGTCTGCGATACACGGCAAGCATGAAGTCTCAGTATAGCATCTTGCTCTATTCGATTCTTCGGGACTGGATGAATATGGGGTCGAAGGGGCATGAAATCAGCATCAAGAAGCTGAAAGAGCAACTTGGTGCGACAGCAAGCAGTTATGACCAGTTCAAATTTTTCAGAGCAAAGGTCTTGGATGTCGCTGTTGCTGAAATCAATGAAATTTCCGACATTTCTGTGTCGTATAAAAAACGGACTGTTGGGCACAGAATAGTATCGATTATTTTTGACGTAAAGATAAAACGCTCTGAGCCGGTTATAGATGCCGAATCCAGCGAGATTGAGACAATCCCTTTAAGAGATGTCTCTGACGACGAAAAGCCTGTAAAAAGCCCTAGAAACGGCGCATACGAAGATGTTGACTGGGCAAGCTTGATGCCGGGCGTTGACAAAAAGCAGTGTGCAAGCATTGCAAGGTCTGTGGCAAGGCGAATAAAATCTGAATACCCGAATATTCGCAAAGACAAGAAGAAGGATGCTGTTGTGAACATTGTGCAGGGCGCATACGAGCAAGCTGTAAAGGACAAACCGGATGTTGAAGTGCCAGAAGCTTACCTTCGGACGGTTATCAAAGATTCACAATTAAGTAAGTTTGCGACATTCGGGTTCGATTATCTTGAGTAGTCAGATGCAGCACATTGAGCATATGATGCAGAAATGAGAAAGATGAAGAGAGAAGATTTGTATATTGGGCAAAAAATATATATATGCCCAATAATGTTTCCGCAGTTCAATTATAAAAATCCAAGACGTTCAAAAATAAAAAAGATTGGGCGAAAATATGCAACATTCGATGATTATGGAGAGCGCAGATTTGAAATTGAAACTGGAAAAATTGATTGTGGGGATTATTCGTCTACCGAAAAAATCGTTTTAAATGTTTCAGACTATTACGATGAAGTTGACAAAGAAAAACTTCGTTTTGCGATTTTAAACAAAGTAAAAATGAAAAATGATAGTGTTTCTTTGGACGATTTCGAAAAAGCAGCCAGAGCATTAAAATGCGAAGTAGAGTTGTGCCAAAGAGAAAAAGAATGAAGAGAGTGATAAAATGGCAAAAATCATAGCGGTCGCCAACCAGAAGGGCGGCGCAGGAAAGACCACAACAAGCACCTGTCTGGCTGGTGCGTTGCAGTTGCTTGGCAAGAAAGTATTGCTGGTGGACTGCGATGCCCAGTGCAACGCAACGGACACCTACGGCGCACAGACAGAGGACGTATGCACCCTGTTTGATGTGATGACCCGGCAGGGCACAGTCGAAGAAGGAATCCAGCACTGTGAAGCTGGTGACATTCTGCCGTCTGATAGCGCATTGAAGGACATTGATGAACAGCTTGTCCGGGACATGGGCAAGAACTTCCGGTTACGAGAAGCCCTTGAAAGCGTGTCTGAGCAGTATGATTACATTGTGCTGGACACTCCACCGCAGCTTGGTCTTGCGCTTGTGAACGCGCTGATCGCCGCCAACAGCATCATCGTTCCCATCACAGCCGACCGTTACGCACTGGCTGGTTTAAGCCAGCTTTCGCAGACCATCGGAGATGTTCGCAGATACTTCAATCCGACTTTGAAGATTGAAGGTCTGCTTCTGAACCAGTATAAGAGCCGTGAGAACCTGTCCAAAGAGGTTGTGGAGCAGCTTCCTGTGATTGCACAGAGCATGGGGACAACGCTACTGGACGTGAAGATTAGACCATCTATGGGCGTTCGTAAGGCGCAGGCAGAACGGCACAGCCTGTTTAGTGGCGACACAGCAAAGAGCACCAGCGCAGAGGATTTCAAGGCCTTGGCGCAGATGATTGTGGAGGGAGATAACAATGCGACTGATTGACGGTGAAATCGTTCAGAGTGAGATTTCTAGTTATTGGGCTGGAGCTAAAAGCAAAGAAAAAAAAGACGCATATATGGACGCTCTTGTGGCGGTTATGGATACACCGGAGTTTCAAAAATGGACACCAACAAACTATGAATGGGATTTGCCTAAAGAGAAGAAAGAAGTTTTGTTGGCTAGTAAAGATGGAAGCATTTATATTGGCTATTACTGGAAAGGGCTTTGGTGGAATAATCGTGGAATTGTAAAACAGTTCAATCCGGGAGAGATTGAATACTGGATGCCAATTCGTGAACTTCCGAAGAAAGTGGAGGAAATGTAAAATGAAATCAACCAGCAAAAAATCCACAGGTTTGCTTGGCGGGTTTGATTTTCAACCTGTTTTTTCGGAGCAGCCATTAAGCCAAAGTGAGCCAAAGGAAGAAGAAGCAAGCCAATCAAAGCCGAACGAAGCCGAACAAGCACCGATTAAGCCCAGTGAAGCCGCAGACAGCCATACACAGCCCAATGAAGCGCAGTTAAGCAATATTAAGCCGAAGCAAGCCAAAGACAGCAGAACGCAGCCGAACAATGCCGTAGTAAGCGAAAGCAAGCCGAAGAAGCTGAAACAAGCGAAGGAAGTTCAACGTCTTATCGAACAAGGCGATGTATCCGGCGCACTAGCCGAAGCTGGTTTGACAAAGAAAAAAATCCCAATGCCGGAATCGCATCAGGGCGTTGCGAGCGGTGATGGAAAGCGTTCAAAGCGCATTACCATCCTTATGAGCGAGGAAGAACGCAAGTACATCAATCGTGAAGCAAGGCGGCACGGAATGACGATTGGACAGTTCGTGTACGCTCTGGCGGTTGCGGCGGCAGATGGGAAGATTGAGCTGGAGGATTTTCTTGAAGATTGAACAGCAAATAAAAAACACGCATTTTCTAACGAATTGACGTTGAAATGCGTGTAGTTTTCGTGCTATTGACATTCATGCTAGCAAGTGTTATACTATTATTGCTAGCCAACAAAGGAGGGATTGAGTTGGCTAAAAGTAGCGCAGAGTATTATCGAAAGCGTCGTGAAACCATCGGTCAGTTCAGTGTTCCAATTCCGAGAGAGAAGCTCGATGCTTTAACGGCAAAGTTAAAGGAACAAGGGAAAACAAAGACCAAATGGCTTAACGAGATGATAGATAAAGAACTTGAGCAATAAAAAATCCCCTAAACTGTTCGTAACTTGGCGGTCTCAGACAGTTTAAGGGATTACACTCCATACAACTATGGATGATAAATCCATTATATCATCTTCATGGTTGTATTACAAACAATATTTTGTGGTAAAGCCAATGAACATTCCAGCAACGAAAGAAGAGATTCTCGAAAATTTCAAGCAAAACAGCAACGGCCGTCCGCTCAACAAGGATGATTATGAGATTGCAGAAGCATTATCTCGAATCACTTACAAGGCGTATGAGGTCGGCATGGAAGATGCCAAACAGTTAAATATGGAGGATATGATGGATAACAAGAGATGTAACGCACTCCACGTTTTTAAGAGCAAGACCTTTGGTCAGCTTCGCACAATTGAAGAAGATGGTAAGATTCTTTTCTGCGCTTCTGACGTGGCAAAGGCGTTGGGATATAGCAATCCGAGAGATGCAATTTCCCGCCATTGCAGGGGTGTCGTGAAACGCGACGCCCCTACACAGGGAGGAGTCCAAGCAATCGCTTTCATCCCAGAAGGTGACGTTTACCGTCTTATCACACACAGCAAGTTGCCCGGCGCAGAGAAGTTCGAGAGTTGGGTTTTCGATGACGTTCTTCCGTCTCTCCGAAAGGATGGCTATTACAGCCTTGCCCCGCAGGAAAGCAAGCCAGACACGCGGAACGATGCAATCTTGCAAGTGCTGATGAAGAACACGGAAGTCCTGCAAGCCATCGTTCAGCAGAACCAGCAGATTATGATTGCGCTTACCAACCTGTCCGTCAGCGATGCAAAACGCACGATGGAGATTCAGCCTTACACTTCACATCAGGGGCAGAAGGGTGACGGCAAACGTAGCAAGCGAATCACAATCCTTATGAGCGACAGCGAGCGGACGTTCGTTACGAGAGAGGCACGCAAGCACGGATTCACGGCAGGGGAGTACATTTATAACCTGTCCGTTGCAGCATCGAAAGACCAGATTGACTTAGGCTAAATTGGCGGCTGAATTTTTAGCGTTGATAGTAAATAAAGAGGGGGTCTGTCCAATTTTGGACAAATCCCCTCTTCTGTTTTACTTATCAGCAATGCAATCCCAGTAGAGATACGCCTTGCCATCTGTGGCATCTGCGTCCTCAAGGAACGCCTTTGCCATGTCAGCGTAGAAGCCCGGAGTGTCAACGGACTGGCGCTTTGCGACCTGACAATAATCCGAGTACATCATGTTCATAACAGCCCAGAAATCGTTCGGGTCACAGGTGATATTGCGCTGTTTCGCAACGTCCTGTGTCTGTTCCAGCGTCCAGTGACAGCCCTTGGTGCCGTCAGCGTTCACCATGCTGTCGCACCATTCCTCCGCTTCATCGTGGGTAAGGTGCTGGCGGGGCATCTTGATGGAGCGGCCGTCTGCACCGCCACGTTCATACTGCCCAGACCGCTTGTCCCAGTCTCCGTTCTGCGAGAAGCCGATTTGCGGCATTCTGCGCCCATTCTCTACGTCAGGGTAGCGGGGGATAGGGTAGGGGTCGATGTAGCGGTTTTCCTCCTGCGGATAATAGGAATAGCGGTCATTGCCGTCTTCCAGCTTGCGCAGACGGCGTTCCAGCTCACGCTCTCTGCGGTCACGTTCTTCCTCAAGGCGGTCACGTTCCGGCTCACGGTTTTTGTCGTGGTCACGGAGCATCATCATGCGGCGAAAAGTAGTCTTGCCCATAATCTATACCTCCTCAAGAAATGGACGCGGGCGCACCGGCGTGGGAACGGCAGAAGCAGCCAAGATATTTGAACGTGCCGGTGCCGGTCGCAGACGTTGCCACACGGGTAGCATAGCGAGTACGAGTGTGGATGCTCTCAGCGGTTGCCTGAGCGCAGTTGCAGTCGGTCAGAGGGTATGCGGTAGTTCCTGCGCCGATTGTAATGACTACAGGAGCGTTGATGGTGGTCGTGTCCGGCAAAGCCTGAGCAATGACCAGACAATATTTTTCTCCCGCTGCGTAAGAGCCAGCAGGGATATTGATGGTCAGCGTGTCATTGGCGAACGTCACCGCATCCGAGATGACGAGGTGCGGGCAGAGTTTGCAGCTTGTTTTGCAAGCCATAATGTTTTCCTCCTAAAAAATCAGGGGCAAAGGTGTCTTACCCCTGCCCCGATGGTTCACCCGGTGTTATCGGGGAGTGTGTTGGTTAGCAGCAGCCGCAGCAGTTCACGCCCAAGTTGGGGTTTGCCACCTGATAAGCGGGAATCGGACGAGGATTGACCCGGTTCAGGATGGTATCAGTCTGCTGGGACATCACGGTGGTCAGAAGCGCATTCTGACGATCCTGAGAAGCCGCGAACTTGAGGCTCTGGTTCTCAGCGGTCAGAGTGGCAATCTTATCCTGCGTGAAGTAGTCCATCATGCTGCGGAAGTTGGCGTTGCAGTTGTCCACGATAGCACGGGCGTTATCTGCGATAGCCTGACGGGTAGCGCAGTCCTGCTGTGCAATGGTGTACTTCAGGTCGCCGATGAGCTGCTTGTTCTCGCAGCAGCAAGATGCAAGCTGCGTCTGGATAGCGGTCTGACCAGCCTGCCGTGCGTTGCCCTCCTGCATGATGGCAAGGCTGATAGCGTTGTCGCCATTGGACACACTGCGTTCCAGACCGTTCACCAGCTGTGCGTTCTGGTAGCCAAGCTGACAAATGGCGCTGTTCACGCCTGCAAAGCCGTTCGCGATGTTGGTGTTGACGCCGTTCATCTGCGCCAGCTGGTCATAGCCCAGAGAGCAGATACCGCTCTGGATGCCTGCCAGAGAGCGGGAGGTATCCTGCTGGTAGAAGCCCTCAGACAGTGCCGCGCGGGTGTCTGCACCGCCCTGACCGGTTGCTCCGGTGCCTACAAGATACGGGATGTAGCTCGCCATACCGTTGTCACCGCCGTTTCGGCCATAGCCGTTTGTGCCCCAGCCGAAGATGATAGCGAGGATGATGACAGCCCACAGACCTTCGTTGCCGAAGAATCCGCCGTTGTTATTGCCGCCGTCCTGCCCAGCCAGATAGCCAGTTGCAAAATCGTCCATAACAAAACTCCTTTCAGTTTTGCGTTATGCTATCCCACCGCCGTATGCGATGGGCGAAGCCAAACAAAAGCGGTTTTTATCAAGTCCGCAAAACTGAGAAGCGTTTCGCTTAGAGGGATGCTTTATCGGGGCAGCGTCAAATTCAGGACGCTTGCCAGCTGGTTCAGGTCGATGCCGCGCTCTTTAGCGAGGTTCTGCGCCATCGCCCTGAGTTGTGCTTCGTTCTTGCCATGAATCAGGTTCAAGCCCTGCATGATAGGAGCATTCTGCCCGCTTAACTGCTGGATAAGCCCCATCGGGTTTTGCCCGGCGCGAGCCAGATTTGCCAGCTGCATGATGGGGCTGTGAGTAATTATATCAAATGGAGAGGACATCGTTTATTCTCCTTTCTTCGCGGTGGCAGTGGGCTTAGAAAAGCTCTTCTGCCACTTTTCCAGCTCATCCAGCCGGTGGACAAGGGTGTTGTACTGCTCAATAGGCACATACTGCTGTGTCGGTGCAGCGGTCTGCTGTGCCTGTTGTGCCTGCATCTGCCGCCACGCTTCCGGACTGTAGAACTCCTGCACATAGGATTCGCAGGTGTCCGGGTTGAGCCGCTTGCAGTAGATGACCCCGCTGCGCAAGTCCGGGCAGTAGGTTGGTCTGCCGTACAGGTCAGACGGTATCGCCAGAAATTCCTCCCTGCTGGAAACAGGTCTGCCAAGCAACCAACCGCCATCTTGTGCCGACTGCTGAACAGGCTGCTGCCCATTCATCGGCTGCGGACGCTGCGGCTGTGCCTGCTGCATCTGCGTGTTGGGCAAGGGAGTGGAAAGCCCAACTGTGCCCATGCCGCCGTACGGATTGACAGGCTGCTGCGGAGCGTAGGGCATTCCGGGCGTCGGATAATAACTCATAATGCATCCCTCCTTGTGCATCCAGTGTACCGCATCGGAAAAAAGCGAAGGACAACGAACGCACAACGAAGGACAAAAAAGAAAAGCGCCCACACGGAAAAAGCCGCATGAGCGCTTAAAGATATAAATATACTTATATAAAATGATGCCAAAATAGAAAGTTTTGCCGCTTTATTTGCGAAAAAATCCCCTGCTTTGCCTACAAAGTACCCAGCATGGAACGCAGGGCTTCGGAAAAGCAGGGGTTTTTGTAAAATCAAGAGCGGAACCGCCCACAGGCGATGCCGCTCTCTACAAAGGCCGGAGCCTTTCAAGTCTAAAGGCGTCTCCCGCATGGTACGCACTGCGAGTAGGCGGGGCGGGAGACTGTATCAAATATCCACCCTGTTGTGCTTCTTCGAGAGGCCGGGTGGATTTGTTGAGATAATTATACCACAATTCGTGCAAAAAGAAAAGCGGCAGACCCGAAAGCCTGCCGCTTCAATGCGTTTCGTGAGAAATCGCACTCAATTGAGATTATTATATCACACATCCAGCATTTTATCAATGCCTTTCAGCCGGTAGCCTATCGCCGTCCGGCTGTAATGTGTCTGCGCTGCAATGTCCGGCAGCGGGAGCCGCTCAACATATCGCAATAAGGCTATCTTACGGTCTACCCTCCCAAGCGGTGCGCTTTTGATAGCGGCGATCATCTGCTGTCGGTTAAGATTTTGCAGCGCAGCGGGCAGCACTACGCGAGCCGCCGCCACAGGCAGCACCGAGCCAGAAAGGCTGCGGCAGCTGTCCGGCGTTGCGAACTCGAGCGGTCACGGCACGGCAATGTCCCATTTTGCCGACGTTGGCAAAATGGTCACGCACTGCGGGCCACAAAATCGGGTATGCGCGCTGGTCGTAGTAATAGCGCGACGGTTGCTCGTATGTAGTGCTTGCCATGATAACCTCCTTACTGCTTTTGCAGTGCCTTCCGCATCTGGTCGAAGAAAAACTGGATGACCTTGCTCATGGTCTCCTCGGTGATGGCCCAGCTGATCAGCTTACCCCACCGGCTGTTGTCCAGATAGTGGCGCAACATTTTGACACACCACGCCTTGCGTTCTGCGCCGCGCTTGGTGCCCTGAATCTCCCGCTCCGCCTGAGTGATAAGATTGAGCACCAGATTTTTGACTGCCGCGCCATAGCCCAGACGGATAAGCCCCAGCACAAGCGAAACAGCGCCCACAACAATGAGCACCATCGCCAGCCATGCGGGCAGCGGGGTAAGAATAGTGTTAAGAATGGTTTCCATGTGTTACTCTCCTCTCTCTTTTTCGAGATCTTCGATGCGGTGGTTTGCCACCTTGATTTGTTCTTCCAGCACTGGCACGCGCTGGGCAAAGTTGTTGTGCGCCCGCACTTCGCGGGTCAGTTCTTCCAGCTTGGTTTCGGTCACGGCCTGCTGCTTGTCCAGCTTGGCATCCATGCTCTTGTCCATGCTCTGAGCGGTGCGGTTGTTGGAGACGATCACGCCGATCAAGCTCAGACCGCCGGTGATGATTGCCACGATGATTGATTCGCTCATGCGCCCTCCCGGAGACGGGTCAGACCCTTCTTTGCGATGATTTTCGGGTAGTTGCGGGTGGTGACGTTCAAGTCTACGTTGCCGGAGATGCCCGGCACAGAGCCCTTGCTGGTGTGCTGGTGCGCATTGTACTTAAAGCTCACTTTGGGGGCCTTTCCAGTGTAATCGGCCAGCCAAACGTCGTAAGGCTTGAGCGCTGCGCCGCCCATATAAAGGCGGGAGTTGGCAAAGCTGGTATAGGTGTAGAGCTGGGCGTAAAAGCCCATTGCCTCGATACGGGCCAGCGCATAAGCCGTCAGGTCGGTGAGGGCCTGCTTTCCCAGTCGCTTGAGCTTATTGTCCTCTACGTCTACAGCCACCGGAAGGGTCAGCTCTTTCCCCCGCAGAGCTTCGGTCAGAAGGGAAAGCTCCTTATCTGCACCGGTGCGGCTGATGGCGTAGGTGTAATAGTAGACGCCCACGTCCAGCCCGGCAGCCCGGGCGTTGCGGTAGTTATCCTCAAAGGTCGGGTCGATATAAAGGCCGTCTGCCCGGGTGCTGAGTTTTTTGTTGGTGGATACCGTCTTGAGCATCGCTCCCTTGTAGCCCGCCGCCTTGACTTTGCGCCAGCCGTCGAGGGTGATTTTGCCCTGATACCGGCTCACGTCGATGTACCGGTATGGCGGGTCGCCCTCCCAGCCGGGAGGAGCGGAGGCTTTGGTATCCACAGTGGACGCCGGGTCAGAGGTAGAGGCATCTTCCGCCCGGGAGAGGGCGAAGAAGAAAGAAACGAGGAATTTGAGGATGGTGTGTAGCATTTTGCGGCTCCTTTTTGTTTTTAAGATTAGATAAAGCCTCAGTTAGCCTCCTTACTGTGTGATTTCCTCAGCGTTCGCCTTGTCCTTCGCATCCAGCGCATCGTAGTACGCCTGTGCAAGGGCTTCCACCTCTGCGATGTCGTCCTCTGTCAGCAGACCGTTGTCTAGATGGGTGTACGCCTTGTCCAGCCAGTATGCCACGTCGCGTCCTGCGGCGATTTCCCGCTTGATGGAGCGCAGGGTCAGGTCATGCCGTGCTTTACTTTTGATAGCCATGTGTACCTCCTTAGGTCATGGACGCGATTGCGTCCTCAATGCGTTTGATGGCGATGTTCACGTCCCTCTGATACACCAGCTTGACCCCAGCACCGTCACTGGCCTGCACCACCGTGTCAGGGCCGTACGCTGTGAGGGCTTTGTAGGCGGCAATTTCGTCAGGGGTGAGCGGGGTTTCGATGGGGGTGGCGAGGGCGTAGAATAAAATGTATTCTCCTTCTTCCGGGTTTTTAGCGTCAATGGGAATGAAGACATTCACATTGTTTGCGTCTACATAAAAGTGAATGGTATCGATAGTGAACGAAACTAAATATGGCAATCTATTGCATAGGGCTTTTACTGTATAATCTTTAGCTTTGAGTGGCAACCGAATCGCAAGTCGTTTTGTTACCGCAAGGTTAGTGGTACCTATAATTGCACAGGCTGACAAGTCCACAGCGTTCACCCTCTGTACCTTTACACCCCTTTCCAAGTCCACCTCGTCGCACACCCACTGCTGGCCGCTTTGGTCAGTGTAGTTGCCGCCGGAGGTGACAGGGATGCCGGGCAAGCCGTTGGGAGTGAGCAGCGTGAGAGTTTGCACTTTACCGCCCCCATCACCCAAGGTCACTGCAATCGTCCCTCCGTCACCAGCGCTCACGATAGGCACAGGTGCATCCAGCGTGGGTGTGCCGTCCTGCGTGCTCTTACCGTACACGGTCAAGCTGCACAGGAGCACAGAGAACGCATCGTCAACGGCGATAGGGTTGCCTGTCTCAGTGCCCACAAGGATGTTCTGCCGGGCCTTGACTGCGCTGATAGCATCACCTGTGGCTTTTGCGTCAGCGGCTTCGCCCTCATGGGTGAGGGTGGTGTCCAGCGCTACGGCAGGGCCGGTCTCGCCTTTAGGGCCTTGCGGGCCGGTATCACCTTTTTCGCCCTGTGGGCCAGTGGCACCCGTAGCGCCTGTGGGGCCTTGAGGGCCACGCTCACCCTGCGGGCCAACCGGGCCGATGGGGCCAGTGTCGCCCTTGTCACCTTTCTCGCCTTTGAAGTTTCCGTTTGCAATGCCGTCCTTGAGTTCCTGCAAGCTGTCAGCGGCTTCCTGAGCGCTCTGGTCTGCATTGCCTGCACTGGTGGCGGCTTCACTGGCGGCGGTCTGTGCGGCTTTAGTGGAGGCTTCCACCTGCTGGAGAGCCTTGTCCCGGGCCGTGTCCACAGCCTGCGTAGCGGCGGTCTGCTTGTCACCGATGGCTTTCAGTGCGTCCTCTTTGGCGGTGATGGTGTCAGAAAGGGCCTGCTCGGCCTTTTGGGCAGATGCCCCGGCCCGCTCTGCTGCATCCAACGCTTCCGTTTTGGACTGCTCCGCCGATGCTGCCGATTCCTTCACGGCATCCACAAAAGCCTGCCATGCAGGCGTTCCCGGTTCCGGTTCTGTGCCGTCCTCTGTGCCGCTATTGGTGCTGACACGATACCGCAGGTCAGCGCTGGTCACGGTCTTGGTGCCGTCGCTGCCCTCAAAGGTGATGCAACCGTCACCCGGCTGTACGGTCACGCTGGCAGGCACATCCACATAGCCGCCCACCACCAGCGAGGATGCCGGGTCTTTGCCGTCCGGGGCGTGCCAGAAGCATCGGATAGCCAGCCCTTCCCACTCACCGGAAGCGGTGACAGCAAGGCGGTACACGCCCCGGTTCTTGGTGTAGCCGAAGCGAAGCATCTGCTCATAGCCTGCCAGCTTTGCAGCGCCGCTGGAGGCAAGAGATACGCTGAGTTCAATCATAAGCGTGCTCCTCTCTTATGCGGTGTAAGGCTCTCCGGTGATATTTTCGTACTCCGCCGCAGTCAAGCGCTGACGCTCCACCAGCAGCTTGACCATGCCTTTGTTCCAGTGGCCAGCGGTGTATGCATCTTTGGGAGTGACGCTGCTTTCGATGGGCACGCCATCAAGGAGACACAGATAATCCACCAGTGAGGCGGTTTTTGCAGTGTCGGCATCACTGTTTAGAAAAAGAGAATTGAACGTATTCGCGTTCATTGGCGTACCTTCAACGATCGGCTCGTCGTTACGGACAAGAGTGACGACCTCTGATGTGCCGTTGGACTTTTTCATCGTCCAACGGCCCGGGTATTTTGCTTGTCTGTCAATAAACCGCATAATAGGGTTCACCTCCACATATAAGCTCAGAACAATAGATTGAATGGTCTTTAGCCATCGCTTCAATATCAAACAAAACCTTTTCCAACTGATTGACAATCGAAAAACGATAGCTGAAGCTTCCCGGAGTTTCAGGAGTGGAACTTTTCCCGCTGCATTTTGAACGAATGGAGGATATGTTGCTTAACCATCTAGTGCAGTCATCAGTAGTCAAGTAGTCATCTACGCCCCAGACTGCTTCCGTAGACTCAATGACCGTAGCAGTACCAGAGAAGAGAATCTTGCTGTCTCCATCGTAGTAAGCGCTGGCGTTGGCGATGTCGATAAAATCGTTCTCCACCACCCACCCGGGTTCCACCGAAGGTGGATAGAAGTTATTAACGGCGGACATATACAGCTGATACTCCACGCCCTTTTCGAGTGGAAGGTCTCCCATGTCAAGGGTTACGTCGTTGTAGCCCCGGATAAGCTCCAGCGAGAGGTCTACCAATCGGGTTTGGTCAGCCGCCTTGCGCAGGATGGCCCGGCTTTTTCCGGCCACAAACCCCTTGATGCGGAAGGACATCGAGTGGAGCAGCAAACCGGACTTTTTGGCGGTCAGCGGCACAAAGAACTCGGCGTGGGAGGGGTAGGCGTCCCACGATGGAATATCGCCGTCTTGGTTTCTCGCTGTAACAACTTTTACTTTTTTTTGAACAATTCTTGCGGAATAATCTGCGCCAACGATTTCGGCAAGCTCCTTGATCCCGTTTTCAATGCGGTTGTAATCGGTGTAGCTGAGTGCGCCTTTCATGCCAGCGGCCCATTCTTGTTGTTCTTCTTCTGTCCATGTGCCGGTTCTGGCTTTGACAGCGATTTCTTTTACGCGGTCAATATCCGCTTGTGTGCGGTCTGTAATCCATGTTGCCATGTAATCACCTTTCAAAAAACTAATTTGCAATTGGCATCGATTTGTGTGGTTTCGGGCAGGGTAAACGAAGGATGTGCGCAATAATAGAGCAAATTAGGCCCAAAGGCAGCCGTATGACCCCACAATACTGAAAATCCAGAATTTCCGTCGATGACAGTGTCTTCAAGAGTTGTAACCATCCTACTCAGAAAATCTTTACGGTCGCTGGAATGGTAACCAGAGGCATACGCGGCACTATAAAGGTAAGGAGTTCGAGTGAACACGCGGCAGCTACCATCAGTGATAGCTGCATTATCGGCAGCAAGCATGGATTCCAATATGACCTTGGCTTGCGGGAACGAAGTTCCTTCATTGTATTTATAGTCAGGAGAGTTCTTTGTCCAGCCAAAAACGTCATTGCCTTCGCAATCGCCTCCAAATTCATGCGCAGAAGGCAAAAATACAGCTTTAGACATAGTGCTCACCTTGCTGCTTCCAACAGAGAAATCCATAGCAGTAAAGCCGGGAGTGTAATAAAATGTAGTGCTGCCAATCGCTTCTTTTTGTGCCGAAGAGAAGGTATTGAGATACTCGCCATTAAGCCATGTATTTATATCGCTCTGTGCATAAGCAGACCAACTGGAGTCCCAACTCATAAGGACTGGATAACGCTTACGAACCAAAAGCGTACGTCCTGCCCCGTTCAACTCGCTCTCATAGTCATGCTTGGCGACAATGAACTCCACGACGTTGCTACCTTCGTCCATAAGCACCGTCTTGCCCTCCGGAATATTGGAAAGATAATATTCAGTGGTGATGAACGAACAGCTGGCAGAATTGCCACCAGCAGAAGCAGTAACGATAGTTGTGCCGGGGGAGTTCCATTTGACCTGACAGGTGGACTTTCCCTCTGTATTGGTAAGCACATGGAGGGAAACGATGCCTTCTGGAGATGCAGACCAACTGATTTTAGGCGAATCTTGGGAGACAGGGGAGAGAATGGCAGTGATCACTACAGACTGTCCCCACTCGAGTGTCTCGTTGGATTTGTCTACAGTCAAAGACTTAACATCTGCCATCATATATCCTTCAAGTTTGCCTTTAAAGCATCCATTGTAGGTATAAGACACATTTGTTAGTAACAGAGTTGCGCTGTAATCGAACTGATGATGGATTTTCACGAAATCCAAAGCGTCCGTTATGGGACTGGCTCGATATTCCAAAGTGGCTTTGCGCCGATTGGAAAGTACGCTGTAAGATTCCGTAAGGGCGTTTCGAGACTTTTCAAGCGTAGACTCAGAAAGAAGAGCGTTGCTCAAGCTCTGAGATACGCCACGGCCGGAAGGGTTTTCAGGGTAAGCGTATGTTTTGTTCCCAACAGAGGTCGTGACATTAAGAAGGTTTTGCGCGAAAGTGATTTCAGGCCAAGAATAATTGTTGAGAAGAGTGATGTCCTCAACATCCGTACCGGAGCCAAATTCATACGCCCGCTTGATGGTGATAACGCCATCTCGCGTCTGATATAGTGCCATGCCCGCTGCGTTGGCCGCAAGCTGCAAAATATCAGAGTTTTTATACGAAGAGCCATCCGAAGAGATGTCAGCAGAATAATCTTTCAGTTCGTCCGAAATATCGAATGTGATTTCATCTGCCTCCAACAGCTCCAAAGCGTCGTAGCACATCTCATAGAGCGTACCGTATTTTCTGCCGGTGTAGGTGGTGGACATCAAGTAAAGAAAGGAGTCGCGGGCGGAAAAGCTTGCCTCAATACTGTTGGCGGGAACACTCCACTCCGACAGGAAGAACTTGCCACCATTGACCCACTCGACCTTACCATCAATATCCATGCCGTAGCGCACAGAGATGGGCTGACGTTCATAAATATATTTGTAGATGCCTTGAGGATTGACAGAATCCCATGTACGGTCGCTATTATCAAGGCTAAACGAAATACTTTCCTGTGAAAGCTGACCGGAAATCGGGTCACGAGAAGAGGTGTGACGAAAGGAAAGGATTTTCGTCTTGTCAAAAATCAGATATTGTCCAATTCTGAACTGTTCAATCCGGGCCTTGCGATTCGGAATGCACCAATCCAAAACTTCTACTTTAACGATATCAAACCCGTTCAGCTCAATCTCCACATCAGAGGATACCGATGTATTCCCTGTAACGGTGACAGAATTAAGCTCTTGCGTGCCAAGATAAGAAGTGACTTTGAAGCTGGTAGCGTATTCGTTGAAAATAGACGACCAGATAATATTGACGCCCGGAACGGAAGATTTTACCTCACTGAAAAACATGGCAAAAAGGACAGGATGGTTAGAAGTGCTGAAGATTGTAGAGCTGACAAACCCGGTGTTTTCATACGGAGCAGAAGCGGGAACAACTTTGCAGCTTCCATCAAGCACACAAAGATTAGGCTCTCCTGTGCCATATTTTGTAAAGGAAGCCACTCCCGCCTGTGAAAGAGCATTCGCGCTTGCAAAAGCGCTCATATCAGACGTGACGAACTTTGCCTTTTTGTTTACACCCGGTGCAGTGATGCCAACCGTTATCTCAACAAAAGTTTCCGGTACAAGTGTATCGTTGAACTTCTGCATCCATTTGTCGGTAGTTCTTTCCATACATTACACCTCAACAAGAGACAATTTTGCGCCAGTCCACCCCATAATACTGCCATTGTTCGGGCTTCTACGCCACATCCCGGCAGTTCGATCAGAGACATACATCTGCCGCGTCGTGTATCCTGCGGTCACCTGATTGTAAAACCGAACAGAGCAGTAAAAATTAGCGGTAAATAGGCTTAGAATGGTGGCCCATTGATTGGCAGTAAGATAATTCCAAGACATCGTGACTTTTGCTACGTCATTCCGTACGACAGCTCCAACGACTTTGCCTTGAACATTTCGTCCAGAGTCCACGATCGTGCTGGTAGTTCCCTCATAAGAGGACGGCTCCGGTAGCTCTACGCCGTTCACCGTAACCAGTGCAGGAATATTAGCCATCGAAACCGTCCTTTCTTAATAAGAGTAGACCTCAGTGCCCATAATGGATACGCCCCGGTCTTTCTTCACTTTATCAACAGAGGCGGCAATTTGCTTGCCGTCAAGGTATACGTTCACGTTCTGCTCTTTCAACAGCTCTTCACCGTAACGCTGCCAGATGTCAAGAAATGCGTTGTAACAGCCATTGTACACAGCGTCTCTCATCTCTTCGGAGTTCCCACTTGCAGCAGAATAGGTGCCGCTATACGAACCAGACCCATAGGTAGAGTCATAACTGGATGTGCCGACATACTGAGAACTGTCGCTATAGTTAGAACGGTTGATACTGCTAATAATGCCTGCGATAGCAGCGGCAATCGCCACGCCACCGGCAACCATTGCAAAGCCGGTAGGAATGCCAAGCACAGACAACGTGCCACCGATTGCTTCCAGCATGGCGGTAAAAGCGCCGCCAATCGTAGTAATCAAACCAGCTACACCAGCAAGCATCTTCGGGAACTGGCTCAGTAGGCCACCGGACAAGCCTTTACTAATTGCAAGCGCTGCGGTCGAGAGCGGAGTCTTCGATTTAGTGAACACGCTGGTAATGTTCTCGACCATCTTTGCCGTATTTTGTGTGGCAGTGCCAAAATTCTGAGTCAGTCCGTTCACCAGATTTTTGCCAATGGTAGCGGCTGTATTCAGTAGGGAAGAAGCTTGGCTTTTCAGTTCTTTGCTCAGTCTGCCAAGCAAATCGCTTGCAACGGACTTGACGCGTTTACGCTGCTCATCGCCCATAGCGCCCCAAATGCCAGCGGCAATGGTGGTGCCAACTGTTTTCCAGTCGCCACTCTGCGCGGCCTGAATGAAAGTTTGCGCCGTGCCGAAGAAGTCGGTCTTGAGGTTGTTATCAAGTTCGGCCCACTTAGAGTCTAGCCCGGAAATGATGCCGTTGACGTAGCTTGTGCCGCAGTCAATGCCATAGTTCGCCATCTCTTCGCCCTTGAGCTTGGTGGCGTCTACAAGTTTATTCATAGCATCGTTGACATAACCGAGAGCGCCGGTGATGCCGTTGGCAAGGCCTTGGTCGATGTAGCTGCCAATCCCTTCAAACCACTTAGAGGGAGAGTGAATATCAAGTTCATCTTGAGCGGTTTTCTTGATTCCATCGGTCAACTGTTTGGTCGCGTCATTTGACACATTGGTGTTCCCCGTGATGCCCTTCGTGATGCCATCAATAATGTTTTTGCCAACGCTTAACGGATTAAACTTAGAAACTTTATCAATTAGCTTTCCGAACCACGTTACAGCGTCTTTGATTCCATTGATTACATCAGCAATCAAGAGAACAAATTTTTCCGCAAAGTTTCCATTGGCGGCGATGGCAAGGCGGTCTGATTCGTCTACGCCTTTAATAATCCATCCAATGAACACGCCCATGTTGTGGATAACTTGAGCAAGAGACGCGATTGCACCTTCAAGAAAATTTCCATTCATCTGGATGTCGAGCATTTCCGTTTCAGAAACGCCATTTTGAATCCATCCAATAAGAATTGCAAAATCATTGATAAGATTTCCGAGAGCAGTTATGATGTCTGCCACTGTTTCGGCTGCAATCGTGCCGAAATTCACGAAAGCATCGTGCCAATCAGATTTCAGCTGAAATGCTTCTGCTTCGCTTTCGCTGCCAAGACCACGCACGGCGACAGAGACGGCTTCGAAGCCAAGAACTGCAAGGCCAGCAACGGGATGCCCGCTAATAGTCAAACCGATTCCGATAAGCGTCATGACCAAATCGCCCAAATCGAGGTCAAGGTCTTTGACGACTTTTTGAATTGTCTCGAATGCAGTAGAGATTTTCCCCTGCCATTCCTCAGGAATCAAATTCCAAATCGCTTGACCGAGATTAGAAAGAGCTTCTTTTAGCCATTTGATAGACTCGCCAAGTTTCCCATCAGTCAAAGAGATATTCCAGCCTTGCGTAAACCCAAGACCCGCAAGGTAAATCAAATCTTTAATACGGGCCAAACCTTGCCGGAAATTTTCGCTGTTTTGATAAAGCTGAACAAATCGACCAACGATAAGGGCGACCGTCCCGGCTACTAGAAGCAACTCTGGATTAAGACCACCAACGATTTTGCCGAGCTTGTATGCCCAATCATGAGTGTCTTTTAACGCAGTAAGAAGCGCATTCCCGATAGCCCATGCGGCAAAACCAGCGCCGATAGCCGCAACAATAGGAGCAAGTTTGCGAAGTTTTTCCTTGATTTCATCCACAGCGTTGCCGACATAGTTCTTGAACATATCGTAGCCGGACAGGTCTACATCACCCAAAATGTTGCCAGCGGATGCGCCGCCGCCAGAGCCGGAACTTCCCTGTGTGGGGTCAATGATGTTCAGTTCATCAAAGCCCATCGTGTAGTCCTTGAGGGCTTTGGCAGCTTTCTTGGTGGAGTCTGCCGTGTCATCCATTGCGTCACCGATGCCGCCAACACTGTCAGCGCTCTTGGTGAAATCAGTGAACACGACCTTCACGCCCATCAGCTTTGCCACCCATTCAACAAACTCTCGAATGAGCTGAACAGCGGCAATCAGCGGGGGCAAAATGGATTTCAGGGCAGGATAGAGCAGAGAGCCAACAGACTTCGCCAGCATATCCAGCTGAGCTTTCAGAATTTTAATCTGGTTCGCAGGGCTTTGGATGGTCTGTGCAAGGTTGCCCTGCACGTTGGCAGTTTGCTTCATAATGGCAATGTAACGCAGAACCGCCTTATCTGCCTGAGACAGGCTAGAAACCTGCTTGTTAAAGCCCAAAGCAAGAAGCTCTTGCTGTAACCGTGCCTGAGTCAGGTCAATGCCTAAACGGCGAATAGGCTCAATCTCACCAGAGATTGCGGAAGACATTGCGGTAAAGGTTTCTGCAACGTCCTTGTTCCAATAGGAGCCTTCGTCATAGGCAAGCTGAGTCAGGTTCTTGGACAGAACGTATGCTTTGTCGCTGGCCAGCCCAAACGAAGTGCCCAAGCTCTGGATGGTAGCCATGTAAGTCATCGCTTTGGTCGGGTCAACGCCAAGTAAGCCCTGCATCTTGCTAATGAGCGTATCAGCTTCACCGCTCAAATTGCCCATAGCATTATGAAACAGGTCTGTTGCTTCATAGAAGTCATTGAACTTGGCAGCAGCGTTGCCAAGATACTCAGCGATAGCTTTCAACGAAACTAGTTTTGCCATGTTCCGCATAAAGCCGTTCATCTGATTGGACAGGCTGAGATAGCTCTTGCGCTGCTTTTCGTTGGCTGCGGTCACACGGTTTGCCTGCGTGACCACCTTGCTCAACTGCGAAGGGAGCTTTGCAAAAGCGTTGCCCACCTTGTCAAGCTGAGATGCAAGAGGAGTAAGGGCAGCAGAAATCTTCTGGCAAGAGCTTGCAAAAGAATCAAGGTCTGTCGCTTTTAGCTTGTCGGTCAGGTCTGGAACCTTTCCAATCGCATTGAAAGCGCTGCCAAGAGCTTTAAGGCTCGATGCGTCCAGAATGGACAATGGAGTCAAAGCGTTAGTAAGCTGAGTAATGCTTCCAGACATGGAGTAAAAGTCCACGCCGTTCAGACCAGACACAGCCGCAGGAATCTTCTTGATTGCATTCACGACCGTATTGATGCTCTTTGTGCTTGCGGTCGTGTTGACGTTGGAAAGTCCGTTCAGAAAACCGGTGATTTTGTCCAGCCCGGACATTCCAGCGGATGCCTGTTTCAGCGTTGCAATGGAACTAGCCAGCTTGTCAAGGCTGTTCACAACCTTTGTGACGTTGCCCTTTGTCCGCAAATTAGAAATGGCGGCAGTAAGCTTGTCGATATTAAGCTCTGCGCCCTGAGATTCCGCAGAAATCTCTACGGATAAGCTCGTAATATCAACATCAGCCATCACTACCACCATCACTTTCCATCATAGAGAACATCATTCTCTTGATTCGCTCCTGCGCCTCAACTGCGCGTTGGTATTCATACTCGTCTTTCTCCTTTTGAGTAAGGGGAATCGGCCTATCCATGTACTTGATGGGGCTAGACCCTTTCTTACGGAACATATTGCCAACCGTAGAGGAAAGCGCAGATGCCATGTAAAAGCCATTTCTCCACGCTTCCGTGTTGGCTCTGCGTTCCCGCAGTTCCTCTGCGTCACGGTAGACCTTCGCCAGCCAGACATCGCCGTACCAGAACTGGTCGTAGGTCATACCGATGGAGATGTAATAGGCTTCTACATCGTGGAACAGATTGGAGAAGGAGAATGGCTCTCCCTCTCCGTCTGCTTCCTGAGATTGTGCGGTTACACAATCTCCCACGTTGCGTTTTTTGCGGTCTTGTCCTCAGTGTCAGTTGCCAGCAGAGACTTGGAAGCGTCCATAAACATCTCAAGCAGAACGCCCATCAGGTCTTCCTTATCCTCGATGTGCTGGAACATCTCGTCCACGACCTTGCGCTTGATGCCCTTGTTCCTCGCGATGAAAGCACCGTAGAACAGAGCGCGGGAATTGGACAGCAGATTGGTCATCTGGGTGTACTGGCCAATCTGAAAGCCTGCGCGTTCGGTGGCCTCCACGCTGTCACGGGTGAAGGTCAGCTCATAAGTGTTCTTGCCATCGGGGGAATGAAAGTTGATAACCTTAGCAGCCATAATAAATGCTCTCCTTTATAAATAGGGGCAGAACCAAATCCGTTGTTCAGTTCTGCCCAGTTTGATTGATTCGATTTTTGCGGTTTAGCCGCCAGTGACAGTCAGGGTCTCGCTGAACTCAGGCTTCTTGGTGAAGATGCAGTTGATGGTCATTTCCACAACCTCGTCCACGCCAAAGCCGGACAAGCCAACCTGATGCATACCCTGCCAAGTGAAGCCAGAGCCGTCCTGCATCTTCAGGGCATAATACTTCACGGCGTTGCTATCGGAAGTCTCATCATAGCCAGCCGCCTTGACCTTTGTATAGTCAGCCTTGTTGTAGTTGGCAGTGAAGGACTTGGTGTCGCTCTGGATGATGCCAAAGATGTTGACCTGCATGGGGTCGGACAGGGTAGTTGCATCCAGAAGGTTCGGTTCGGAGATCAGGTCGGGTACATCCTTAATGTCGCACAGCTTCGTCAGAGCGGTTGCGCTGTCGCCACAATACAGGGTGGTATTCAGACCGGAGATAGCAGTACTCATAGAATGTTTACCTCCTTAGTTTCGGTAAATCATTCCGTCCTCTCCGATTGTTGCCCCGTAGCTGCAATCAATCCGATAGACGGAATTGTTATACAGCCCATTCAACGGGGCAAACGACTTGCGATAAAATTTAAGCGGTTCAAGAACAGAATCCACGATTCCAACAATGGAGCGTGCTTCTGCAATGCGCCCGGTATCCTTATTGGAGTAGACACGCACACGCAGGGAAACGGCGGCGTACTTGCTGTAACCAGCAGAATCGATGTGTACAGGAAGATTGCTGTTTTCCTCTATCTGCACACACGGAAACTTTTTGACGTTGCTGTCATTGATTTCACCAGTGACGAAAATGCCGGGAACTTGCTTTCGCAGTTCCTTAGCAACAGCCGTGAAGATAGAATTGAAATAATCGATCAACTATTCCAAACCTCCCTCCACGTTGCTTCGACTTGAGAAGCCATTTCCTCAACAGCTCCCCACATAGCCATAGCTGGCTCGTTGCCATCGGTGTAATTCAACTGGCCTTTACCATCTACCTGTTTGACAGGCGTACCGGCATTGCCAGATTCTCCGTAGTAGTACCACCTGCGGTTTGCGCCTTGCCCTTTTCCGTATGAGCCGTGTGCACCAACACCGGGCGGTAGTTCACCGCCATACCCGTTGTGATGTGCGCCAGTGCCAAATTCGATAAAGGCAACTGCTTTGCCCTCTGCAACGATGGTGCAAGTCTTGTCTTTTTGGTTGACATGACATTTCACGTCATTGGAGCCAGCGTATTCCGCATTAGCGAAACGCACCTTTGCGACTTCAAACCCCAACCACGAAAGACGAAAAGCAAGCGCTCTAGCCTTTCTGTTCAGGGTGGTCTTGTACTCCTGTATCTGACGTTCCGCATCACGAAGTCCGGCATCGCTCAGCCTCACTTTAATTTTCATTTGTAGCCACCTCTTTCAGCGCATACAGCGTATCCGTGATATGCTCTGCGACCTTGACCACAATGTAATTGAAGGGCTTTGAAACGTCCGTCTGAAACCAGACGTGCGTACCTTCATAAAGCGGTGTGTTGTGCTTTTTGCTGGACGAGCTGACAACGTAACTGTAATCCGTGAACGCTCCAAAAGGGTTTGCTTCCGCAGAACCAGTAGGAGGGCTGACATTCAGCATCAGCTTTGCAGGCTCGCTCCACGATTCGTATGCGGATTCACCGGTCTCGTTTCCCCACTCGTCCACAACAGGCGTTTTCTCGCCAACCGGGTTTGAATACCACAGCGGGCGTTTATCCAGCGGGCTACCATTGAACATCAGCCGATAACACCTACTCTCGGAACTACTTCATTCAGCAGGGACTGCGCCACATCGGAGCTTTCCCACACACGAGTAATGCCGTTGTTGGTATAGCTCGTCTGTCCGTTCGCGCCGATGTGGTTATACAGTTCCGCTGCAATGCGTATCTGCAACGACTGATACTGCAAGGGCAACTCGTCCGGTCTGTTGCCGAAAGGGTAGCCCTGTGCAAATATCTTGTCTTTGGCAAAATCAAGCAGCAGGTCGAAGAGTGGGTAGTCCTCGTCCGTGATTTCACGGTCAAGTGCAGGGGTAATGTACTGTCCCAGCTTGACTGCCGCTTCGGAATACTGGTCTCCCATGCTGCTTTCCTCCTTTCGCCTTAATAAGCCTTGATGCAGTACACAGCGTCCATGCGTTCAAAGGACGGCAGGACAATTTCAGAAGCATAGACGTTGGCGTTGACCGGGTGAACGGTCAGCTCGGTGGTAATGGCAACGCCGGTGTTCACGATGGACACGGATGCGCCAGACTGACCAGACAGCAGGTCGGCTTCTTCAGGAGTAGTGCCGTACCAAGTGCTGCCCAGAGCGCCAGAAGGAGCAACCACAACCATGCCATCGGGCAGATACTTCTCGCTTGCACTGTACTGGTCTGCCTTGAACATCTTGTCATACAGATGGATGGTCAGCCCAGTTGCGGACTCGATAATCTGCCGTGCTTCGGCGTCCAGCAGAACGGCGTTCGCCTTTGCGGTGACGGTCATAAACCGATTCTTCACCTCGTCCGCAGCAATCATGTTGCGGAAGGTGGCGGTGTTCATGTACACCTCAGTCACAACCTCGCCAACGCTTGCCAGAACAGCATCCTTTGCAGCGTTCAGGTCAGCAATGGGGGTGGCGGTGGCGACGTTCCACTTGGACTTTGCGACAGAGACTTCCTTGTAGTTGGTGGACTTCCAAGTGCCGTCCGGGTCGTAGTTGTAGGTGTAGTTCACGCCGTTTGCCTTGATGGTGATGCCCGGAACGCCATTGGCGGGAGCCAGCAGCTGCCAGATCATGCGCTCAGGAACGATACGAGCGCCAGTGATAAGCTGTGCGGTGTCATCGTACAGACGGTTCATCACATCACGGGCATAGGGGTCGTTGCTGTCCAGAACACGCAGGATTTCCTGACGGTCTTTCTCGCCCAGATGGTAGCCCTCACGGAAGAACGGCATCTCGGTCTCATCGAACTTGAAGCCCTCACGGGTGCGGAACGTAGCCTTTGCGTCAAATGCGCTGGGCATCAGGGAAACGCCAACGCCCTTGTGACCACGCAGCCACTTCAGGTCGAGACCGGCCTTCTTCTTGGCGGGAAACAGTGCATCAGATGCAAAGGGCATCGCGTTGGTAGGGTCATTCGTCCAATAGGCGGCAATCGCAGCCGGGGCAAAGACTTCCTTAAGATTCAGTGCCATGTTGTTTTACCTCCTATTAAGCGTTCACGCTGATGTTGTCACGGCAGAAGATGCCAGGAATGGCAGTCTTGAGCGCAGTAACCGCATCAGAATCATAGGTGAAGCCAGAGCTTGCGGCAGCCTTTTTGGTGTCGATAACGCCACGAATCAGCAGGGAAGCATTGGGGTTCTCTGCCGGGTCAACGTCATACAACAGAATGCCGTCTGCGGTGGCAGAAGTTGCCTTCTTGCCAGCCAGCGTCATGGGATAGCCAGCCTTAACCGCAGCAGCTTCGGTCACGGTAAAGGGGATGGCGGTGTAGTCATTGGAAGCAAGGATGGTATCGTTGATTCCGTTGACCGTGTTTCGGGTAAACTTCATGTTTTCCTCCTTGTTAATGGAAAGCACTCATTGCGTCACTCGATGCCTTAGAAGCATTTGCGTTCTGCTGTGCAAGGCTCTTAGCAAACGCCACGCCCTCACTGTCAGAACCGCCCTTGCCATCCGCACCCGGAGGTGTGGGCATATCCTTCAGCAGAGAAGCCTTGTATGCGGTGTCATGGGCGGTCATAAACTCCGACTGGAACTTAAACACCTTGTCCATGTCACCGTCAGCCAGTGCAGACGCAGCCTTGTTGGCAAGTTCAGCGTCATAACCCTGTGCAACGAACTTCTCACGGTAGGATGCAAGTGTCTTTTCCTTGACGAGGTTCTCCTTGTCGGCAGTCAGGGCTTCAATCTGCTTCTGCATCTCTGCCAGCTTGTCAGCCTGCTCCTGTGCGGCATTCTCGTCATCGGTACGTTTTGCCTTGAGCTGCTTCTTGTACTCAGCAGCTTCGCCATTGGCTTTTGTCACGGCGTTGCGCAGCTTCTCGACCTCTGCGCTAGGGTCTGCAACCTTTTCAAGCGCAGAAATAATTTCATCGGCGGTCATGCCCTCTTTGTAGGCATCACCAAGCAACATATTGAGTTTCATATCATTAATTTCCTCCTGCGTTTTTTTACCGTTGCTTCCCTGCAACGCTGCGAAATTTATATCCCGGCTTCCCTGCCGTGTTTATAGCAAAGGGTTATTCACCCTCTGTTTCTTTGTTTGCATTGTCAGCCTGTCTGTTAACCATTTTGTTAGCGTCAACAATATGGTCTGTCGGCTGTTTCTGCGGCTTCGGTGCTTTCCCATCTTCGCCCAGCTTGCCAGCGGCGATCAGGAAGGGCTTGCTCATTTCGTAAGCAGCTTGTGGGTCAGGGAACAGGCCGGGCGTAGTGAACGCCAACTGCGGGTCAATGCTCTGACTAAGCATCTGTGCGAAAATCTGAACCTTGCTCTGCTGGTTATCGTACTGACGGCGAGGAAGTTTGATGTTGATGTCACTTGCCATCAGCTTAGAACCAGCCGTATCACGCAGGATTTTCAGCATCACAGACAGGCTTTGACGTTCAGCATACTTGAACATATTCTCGTACTGCTGCGCCCTTGCTTCGGTGTGATTCCATCCGTTACGGACGATGACCGCGCCCACGTTATCAGACGTTGCATTCTCGCTGCCAGTGGCACTAGGCATAGCAGTCAGGCTGCGGTACACGTTCAACATGGAATCAAGCAAGGTCTGGCTCTGTTGCTGGTCAAGCTCGTTTGCGATCTGAGAAACAGAAGCGGGCAGACCAGCGGTAGATTTCAGGCACATTGCGCCCAATTCCTTCACCTTGTTCAACGCATCCTCGTCAACAAGGCAGTTGGTAAACACCATGATGGACTGGATAAACTGTGCCACGCCGTCCAGACGGTTGCTTTCAAGGTCGTTGATGGCATCCAACACAGGAATTGCAGGCTCAAACAACCCCATCCGCTCCGGGTTCAGCTTGTATTCAACCATCGGCAGCATTCCGAGAGAATGGTTCTCCGATTTTGTGGCCTTGCCGTTGTCGATTTCAAAGTACTGGTTTGGCGTATACACGCAAATCAGGTCGTTCAGGTCATTCTGATAATTGCGTGGGATGTGCAGCACGTTGGCGATGGGCTTGTGTCCAATGCCGGAATTGTAAATCACATACGCCATATCCGGGTCGGGAACATCCACCAGCAGGGGCGTTTCGTCCGGGTAGTTTCCGTTGTACCCCTTGTCAGGGAGAACAATGCGGTATCCCTGCCCACACTCCAACATCCACTGCCAGAGCCGCCGATCAAGCGCGTCCTTGCCCTCATACTGCAAAGCATTGGACAGGCGGGCGATTTCCTCGCCGTCACCAGTTGCCGTTTCAGACCGCACATAAGAACAAGGAGTGCCGCTCATGTAGCCGGTGTAGAAGCCAACGCACTCGTTGGCATGGTTCTCTACAATGCGGTTAGTGATTTCAGCGTGGTACTCCTTTGTGCGGTGGAGAACAGGCTGGCTACCCAAGTAGTAGTTGTGCAGAAAGCGAATCTCGTTCTTGTTCAGCAAATGAATAGGCTCTGCCTTGCCCATGACCACTTTCAGCACGTTTGCCCGATTGATTTCCGTCTCCGGCGTTTCAATCGCTCTACGTCCGGTTAGCGGCTCATTCAAAAAGCCGCCAACAACCGTCTGATACTCAGCCATGTTTTCCTCCTTTCTGGAAAAATAAAAAGCGCAGCAAGACAAACCCGTTAAGGTCTATCTCACTGCGCCAAAACTGCGCTTCAAAAGCTATTCACTTTTCCGGCGGATGGATAATTTTCACCCATCCTTCCCTTGTGTCTCCTTCGATAACGCCTTTGCATCTGTCACACTTGAAATGGTATCGTCCGTCCACTTCGCCAAGATAGCGGTTGCAGCGGACATTCTTATAGATTGGGTTTTGCCTGATACAAGGGCAACAAATTCTAACTAGCATGGGCGCTCCTTTCGTTGGATTTCTGGAAACAGGCTGTTGAGCACAGACCTGTCAGAAGCTACTGGGAAACTGTTCGCACTTCCAGCCGTGCTATCTCCGCTCAGAGAAAGTCATTGCAGTCTTTACATTCAGTTGTCGGACAGATGTAAACGGGTTAACTGCAATTTTGGTGCTGCATAATGGATTTGAACCAATGTATGTCCGATTATGAGCCGGATGCTCTAGCCATACTAAGCTAATGCAACATAAACCCCGGCTTAATTGGTTAACCGCTGCTCTTTGCAATGTCATGTCCAAACATTGCATCGAGAGCCGGGAATAGCGGTGGAGAATTCGGAGAATAAAAAGCCAAGCAAAGAAGATGGTTGTGCTGCGTAACGGAATCGAACCGTTGCTTGCTAGCCGTGGGGGAGACAGGCCGGCATTCCCCTTACAATTGGAAACGCAACATATAAAGCCCGGTGAAGGAGAAAGAGTGAGAAAACCTTCACCGGTGAAAGGAGGAATATGCTTGTTAAAACGCACGCGAGTAAAATGACAAAACCCCGCGTGCAAGCTATTCCTTCAAGGGAAGCTGCAAAACTTCCTATGTACATTATAAGCCTTGTCAAGTGGTGAAATCAAATAAATAGACCTAGCGAACACAATATATTGTGTTTTTAATCAAAATGGCCTCTTGACAGGCTCAATTTTGCTGATTCCGTTATACAATTCATCGGCAAGCTGTGCCAGACTATCCGGTGCATCATCGTGCGGAACTTTGCCAAGCTGCGTGAACATCGTCACCTGTTCCATGAACGCCTTGTACTCTTTCGACTGGTGTTTTTCGTCAAGGAAATAGAACCGTTTGATGTCCGGCGCATACTGGATGATTCTGGACAGCTTGCTCTGGCCACTGGGCGCACGTTGGCTGCGAACAGAGCAGTGATACCCCTGCTGCCGAAGCTGGCTGTCCACCACGTCACAATATTCATCACCGCCGTTGTTGGCTTCGCCACGCACCACGTTGATTTTATGCTGGATGATTTTTCCCACGACTTCCGGTCTAGTCACGGTCTTATCGCCGTTATTAAACACAAGGTCAGGAATAAACACAGCATCACCGTACACATAAGCGATAGGACAGGCAGTGAAGTCACCGCCGCCCCATGCAATATCCATGACCATGAGTTTGCGATCAGGCTCCCCATCAGGCAGAACGCCGTTAAAATACCGCAGTTCATCAGCAGGGAACAACAGACCTTCACGCACATAGGGCTTGCCCATGTACTTTGCCCACCATGTTGCATCATCAATGCTGGCTTTCATATCGGCATAGTAGGCATCGTCAAAACCGACGCCATAGTCATAATTGAAGTTACTGTGTCCGTTCTCGTTCACCGCAGGAATAACCCGGAATCTATACTTCGGGTTGTCTGCATACTGATTCTGGATGCGTCCCAGAGGGTCAAGCACGTTCCAGCGTGTGCCGACCATCAGCTCTAATGCGCCTTGCTTTTTGCGGTCTTTCAGCTGATTCAGATAGGCATCGTACTTATTGTTTAAACGCTCAACATTCAAGCTTTCCTCCAAGTCCTCGATCAAGTCATCGCTGTACAGAACGCCGCCCTCGCCAATTTCAACAGCACCAGTCAACGTGCCGCCTATGGAGCGACAAGTCAGTGTTGGGAAACGCTTCTTCCGGTTCAGGTCAACGCTTTCGTCCTTTGCACTCTTGTCCACAAGCTGAACGTCAGGAAAGATTTTGCCCCAGTTGTAGGTCACAGGGTCGGTGATGATGGACAGCACTTCACCGTAGAAACCATTGGTCAACTTGTCAGAGTGTCCGCTCATAACCGATGCAACGTCAGGGCGGTTGCCCATTAGCCATGTGATGAAAAATATACAAAGAGTTGATTTTCCTGTTCTCGGAGCCATAGAAATCCCCAAGAAATCTACACGATGGAAAAATAAATCCTCTAGGTCATTAACAAGCGTGTGGAGAATGCGTCTGCGTGGCTGATAGAACTTCTTCTCCGGCGCACGGTTCCATTCAAGATAGATGCAATAGCTGTCGAACACATCTTTTGCTTCAAACAGGTACGTCCGGCCGATAATGTCATAAACCTTCGCCACGTCCTCGCCTGTTTTCATCTTGCCCATCATGGCTGCACAGACAGAGCGCAGCTCACCAGAGTATTTGTAGGCATCGAACCGCTTGTCCTGTGGCAAAGCATCTCTCAGGTTCACCACCGCCTGAAACCAGTCCTCATAGACCTGCGCTTCGGTCGGATTCTGCTTTGCATACGATTTGATGCTGTCGATGATGGCGATACACTGCTTTGGCTGCATAAAAAATAGGCACCCCCTACCTGAAAATGTAAAGAGTGCCTACAACTGCACAAAAAGTATTTTATTCTTTTTGGTTAAAATCTGTTAAAAAACAAATATATCAAGCATTTTCGCCAAGAACATCCCGCAAATCAATGCGAAATCAATCATTATCATTGGCATATTATCGTTCAGAAAATCTAGGAAGCGAAGCTCAATCCGTTCCAATCTGTCTCTCATTTTCATACTACAATCCTATACGTTTTATTTTTAATTGGGTCAATGCAATTTGAATATCTTGTAAAAGGCTTTATATAGACAACCTTTCCGTTTTTATAGTGTCTAACAAATCCACGAACATTCACAGCTTTAGTTGGTTTTGTATAAGAGCGCTTGGGTGGTTGATTGTTTATATTTTTTCTTATCGGAGATGAGTTTTTGACGACAATGCTTTCACTGTTTTGGATTCTCGATTTTTTAGCGCATTCTTTCTTTGAAAGAATTTTCTTGTCAAGCGATACGTATTCAACTGGTCTTTTTTCGCTCATGTAAGCCATTATGGAAGCGTAAACAGAAACAGCGCTCTGAATATTTTCTTCTTTCTCTCGATCTGGTAGCTTACTAAGAAATACATCAACTTTTTGCGAGATTCGATGCCACAAGAATTTAAGCAGAAGATCGCCGCCAACGGAAACTCTAAACAAGACGGTAAATAGCTGATTGTTTTCTTCCGCTCTAATTATTGTATGCAGTTTTTCTTCATCGTCGCTTACAACGATAACCGAAGAATCAAAAGCGGGGGTATAACTTCTGACTTGATCTTTATGGCTATCTCTCCATCCTAAAAGACGTTTGCAATCTTCTCTTGATATTTCAATTCTAGCCATTATCAACTGCCTTCTTTCATTCCCAGCTCATTTTATGCTTTTTAATCGCACAAGTATCTCCAATTCCGTCTATGCGAACGATTTCTTCTTCAAAATCAACGGCATTTTTACTCACCACACGCATAATTAAGCCTACTTTTAGTGGAGATTCAGGTTCATAGCCATCGCCACATTTGCTTGTAGTAAGCCATCTGACATACTCATCATCGCAGCGCTGCCTTGCATATACTTTTCCGTTTTCTTTACAACGATAAAGGTCGTTGCAAAATTCTTCACCAATAAAACAAACCGTTCTTACGTTTTTCATATTAAACCTCTGGCTTTAGCGGAAGCGGCATCCAATGAGTGACAGGCCACTCGTAATCATCAGCGTCTATATAAACTTCGCCGCCTCTGTTAACAAGATTTCCAATCGCTTGCCACCCATAATATCTCGAAGAGACATCCATATTTATTGCAATCGCTTCATCATCTGGTAAATCATAATACTTTGCTTCTTCCCAAGAAGTTCGAACGATTTGCTCCTTTGTAAACTTTTTGAACCCATAAAGCGTAGTCATTATGCGAGCCATTATTTCATCTTCGTTTTCATCGCCCCACTTGAACTTAAAGCATATTTTAAGGAAATCAACCAATTCTTCAAGTTTGACATACTGCTCCATAAGCCGCTCCTTTCACCTGTTCTGTTCAGCAATCCGATACCATGTCTGGCGGGTCACACCAAGCTGTCTCGCGGCGTCCGTGACCGTAAGAATACGCTTCTCCACCTGCTCGTGGAGAACGTCAAAGAGGTTGCGGTCATACTCGGTGGGCTTGCGGCCTTTATAAACGCCTTTCTGCTTTGCCACTTCAATGCCCTCTTGCTGGCGGTCGAGCATATTCTGTCGTTCAAATTCGTTGATGGCCGCAATCATCGTCAGCATCAGTTTACCTGTGGGAGTGCCTGTATCTAGGTTTTCTTTATCACTTGCAAGGTGTATGCCGTTAGCTTGTAGCGTTTCAACCATTTCAAGCAAGTCCTTTGTGCTACGGGCAAGGCGGCTGAAATCGTGGATAAACACGGTATCGCCCGGCTGAACTGATTTAAGCATCTTCTGCAACTCTGGTCTATCCATATTCTTGCCAGAGACTTTCTCAATGAACCAACGGTCAATGTTATGCCGCTTCAACGCTTCCACCTGTCGCGCTTCATTCTGTTCAACAGTAGATACACGAACATACGCTACGTTCATTCAGAATCGCCGTCCTTTACCTCTCTTATCTGATAAGCGCCCGTTCTAGTTAGCTCCCCGTTGTCCGGCTCGACAACAAGCCTGTATCCCAGCACTTCTAAAATCTGAACCATCGTAGATAGCTTCATATCATCGGCCAAAACACGAGAAGATACGCTAGAAATTTTTTTATAATCAAGTTTTTTTCTGAGGTATTCGTATGTCCGATGCTGCTCTTTGATAATCCCACGAAGAATTTCGCTGGAATTTACCTTGTTGTTCGTAGCTGCCATTTTTTTGCCCTCTCTTCCTTTGGTATCATTATACGCTTTCTAGCGTAAGCTGTCAAGAGAGCAATTCGGCCCTAGTGTATATATAAATATACTATACTCTGTAAATACAGAGTATAGTAGTATAAGGATGTTAAACTTTTTACATGGAAACGTGTATACGCTTTATTTTTGATTCGTTCTGAATCTGTAAAGTATATTTTCTTCAAATTTCCATATTGACAAGTGCTCAATATCTGGTATATACTATCATCAGCAACAAAGCGAGGTGATGAAGTTGCAGAAAGCAGCAGAGCCATCTAAAAACGAATCTATGCGTATGGTTTCGTTCAGGCTTAGCGAAAAGGATATCGAAAAAATCACATTTTGCGCTAACGCTCTGGATGGAACCAAGAGTGATGTTGTGAGAATGGGTATTGATCTAATCTTCAACATTGCAGAACGCATAAAAAAATAAGCTATCAGCACCCACCTACCAAAGTTTAGCTGATAGCTTATCCGTTACAAAAAGAAGGTACTGCAACCACCAAGGGGGCAGTCTCCCTTTTCGGAATCTATTATACCAAAAAGGGCTGCTCTCCGCAAGAGTTAGGAGCAAAAAACATGAACTTTCCCACGACAACCGAAGAATTTCTGAAAACCCTCGCACACGGCAAAGAGCCGACCAGCGAGGACAGGGAGTACGCAGAAGCGCTGGGTAAGCTGTCCGAACTGAACTACCGGGCAGGGTACGAAGCGGGAGCATCCAAAAAGGATAGCTAAGTTTTGTGCAAAATATAGAAAACGGGAAGATAGTACAGATAGCAGTACTACGGATAGTGTTTCATACCTTGACTTGGCACAAAACATAGTTATACTAATATCACCAACAATCGAAAGGGGGTGGGCTAATATGAGCAATCCTTATGCTGAGAGATACAATCGCACATTAACTATCAGCTTGACGGAACGCCAGTTCAATCACTTGCAAGACTACTGCATCAAGAACATGGTTTCCTTGTCTTCTGCGCTGCGAGAATCGTTCTTCTTGCTTCATCCGATGCTTAATGAAAAGAAATGATACGCTCGCTAAAGTTTGCCGACAGCAGCGAACGTATCATCAAAACCACTGGAACAAGCTGTTCCAGCCTTATTATAGCAGGAATTGGCTTGTTCCGCAAGAACCATAGGAGTTTTTATGGAACAAAAGGTTAAATATGCTATCAATCTCATCAGCGAAAACGGACAGGTTGTCGTGTCCAGCCGTGAAGTAGCAGAACATTTCGGTAAAGAGCACAAAACGGTTTTGCGTTCAATCGAAGAACTGGCGGCACAAAATTGTGCCACCAAATCCATGTTCTACGAAACCACGTTTGAAAATCGTGGTAAACAGTACCCGATGTACCTCATGAACAGGGATGGATTCAGTTTACTTACGTTTGGCTTTACCGGCAAGGAAGCCCTTGAATGGAAACTCAAGTATATTGATGCTTTCAATCAGATGGAGCAGAAACTCACTAACCCGGAGCCTGAATCCACGGAAATGCTGTTGAGCCGCGCTCTGATCGCCGCTAACAGTGTTATCGATACGGAGCGTAAGAAAGTAAAGGCTCTGCAAGCGGAAAACGCCAAGATGAAGCCTGATTCCGATTACGCAAAAGCGATGCTACTTTCCGATGAAAGCCTGACTACCACGCAGATTGCCATGAACTACGGCATGAGCGCACGAAAGCTGAACAAGATTCTTAGAGAGCTTGGCATCCAGCATACAGTGAACAAGCAGTGGATTCCTTACCAGAAGTATCTTGGCAACGGATACGTTGTCGGGCATCCGATCGAGCTACCGAACGGCAAGACGAAAGAGGTCACCCGCTGGACAAGAGCCGGTCAGAAGTTCATTTACAGCAAGCTCAAAGAAGCGGGCTATCTGCCTGTTGGCGAGCAAATCAGAATGGAGACGTGCTGATGGACTACTCGGAAGAAATGTTTCGGCTACAAGCTGAGAATGAAGAGCACAAAGCCGTTTTAGAAAAAAGCCATGAAATCCTTAATCAGGCATTAGAAATCATCATGCCAGAGGATAAGCGGTCAAGAGAAGTTGTAAGTGTAGCGCTAGCAACGTCCGTACAACATTTTTGCGAGGACAGCTATTCAATGGGATACAATGATTGCTTGCTCGACATTCTCAGGGAAAAGGAAGAAGTCAGCGCTCCTATCATGTTTCCAACACTTAAATCGTAAATAGCCCATAAGAAAAGCCAGTGGTTAGAGAACATCTAGCCGCTGGCTTTTTTGTGTTATGCGATTATTCCTCTACAAGGTCTGCGTACTTGACTTCAACTCGTGGCAGCTCATCAGTAGTGCTAGTCAATGCTCTGGTGATTTTTTCAAGCCCGGTGAACTCACCATAGACGGTGATAATATCATCGTCCAGAATCTTTACAGCATCGCCGCCACGCTTATCCAGCATATAATACTCGTCATCAGCATAGAAGCCATATCCGCTATTGTCCGTGTAAGTTCTCCATGCTTTCTCGCTGCCGGAGAAGTTTGCGTCAATAATCTGCGAGACCTTTACCTTGACTACAATCTTAGTCCCTTCATACTTTTCAGGATAGCGGCACAATTCCTTATAGTCCACAGTCTGGCACTCTGCCTTGTAATCATCCTCACTAATTTCAGGTACAACAGATGCAACGGAAGAAGCGGTGGATGTGCTTGCCTTAGATGTTGATTTACTGCTGCTTGCAGAGCCGTCAGAGCTACTACCAGAGCCGCCAATGGCAGACAGAACAATCAGTACGATAATAGCGATGAACCACCAGCGTTTGTAGATGGGCGGTTTATTCTTACCGCCACACTGAGGGCAGACCTTTGCACTTGCGGCAATCTCTGCGCCACAGTGCTTACATGTTGTCATTTTATTTTTAGCCATTGTAGATTCCTCCCTTTCAAGGCTTGTAAGGCAAGTATAGCACAGAACGCAGACCCTTTGTAGAGGTCTTTTTGTTTTTGCGGCGGAATTTTTGAAATTGACGATAGGGGTGGGGTGATTTTTTGAGCCTTTTTTATTTTTTCGGTGGTTGAAAGGCTGACCGGGCGGGGCTGGGCGGCGGCTGTATACCCCGCCGGTGGTTTCCTGCACCTTCCAGCGCACCCGAAATGGCTACACAGCACAGACAGCAGGGCAGGCCGTGCCAGATGCAAGGCAGACCACGCCGGACAGATTGGGACGGCGGCGGAACGCTGGAGGGCGTGGAGTGTGTCCGATAGGGCACGCCCAAGCGGACACGCAAGCGCACTAAAAATAATACGCAAAAAAGCGTAAATACCTATTGACAACTACGCAAGAAAGCGTATAATATAATCAGACGCAAGAAAGCGTAACACCTACCAAATACCGTTACAAAACAGGAGGCCAAAACCATGAAACTAGAATTCAGAACCAAGAACACCGCATACGGCAATGCGCACTATCTGTGCATCGACACCAACGCAAAGACCTTTTCCCGCGTCCCTAACAGCTGGATATCTAAGGACGTACCTGTTGTAGCAAAGCGGGATATGGACACACTCAAGGCGCAGGCCATTGCAGACGGTTACACGGAGGTATAAACCATGAAAACCACATTAAAAGATATTCGCCGTTATGTTACCACCAACGCCGCAGAGGACTTGACCCGAAAGCGTTTCGCAGAGATTGACGCAATTCGCGTTTCGGAATGCGGGTTTGAGTGCATCGCATACAGTACCGGCATTTATGGTGTTACCGGCGTCTTGATAAAGGGCAACACCACCGGCAAGCTGTATGCCGTGACCGCCCGCACCTCTGCATTGTTTCAGGTTATGTAATAGGGGGGTGCAAATTATGATCACATTAGACTTTACCCAGTGGGCAGCCCTCTGGTACATCGGCGGCATGATCAGCGGCGCACTTGTTATGATTGCATTTCTTAACAGCTAATAAGGAGGATTCAAAAAATGACGACGTTTGAAGAAAAAGTGAACGCATACCGCGAAAACAAGCGGTTAATTGAAGAGCTTGAAGCAATGAACGACGCCGTAAAGGCTGAAATCATTGACATGATGCACGGCGCGCCCGAAATGGTGCAGGGCACAGCAAAAGCCATTTACAAGGACGTGCAAAGTGTCCGACTTGATAGCAAGCTTTTACAGGCAGCGCACCCAGATATTTATGCTGAGTGCAGCAAGCGCACCACATACAAGCGGTTTAGCGTTGTATAAGGGGGTGCGACAAATGATATTTCCCGGAATCCTGTTTTTCTTCTGGTTTTTCTCTGCACTGTTCAAGGCGTCCAAGTAATGCCGATCGGACACCTCAGCAGGGCCGCACCGTAAAGCGACCCCGTCCCACTACCCCGACAACAGCCGGGAGATCATCCGAACGCAAACCCACAACCCGAAAGGAGAAGCAGCCATGAAGAAGAAAATCACCACCACAGCCGCCGCGCTGGCGCTGTCCGCCGCCCTGCTGGCAGGTTCTACCCCGAAAGCCAGCGCCGCCAATGTCAACCGCACCCCCGGCGCGTTCGGTCTGTACATCGCCGGGGCAGAGGTTGAGCGTGTCTTTACCGCTGACGACGATCTTGTTTACTGGATCACCGACGACGACGGGGAACGCTGGATCATCTGCGCTGATGCACTTGCAGAGATCAGCCGCCGCGACGACCTGCCCGCCGTGGGTCAACGCTGCATCCTCATCATGAACAGCAACGGAACGCCGGACGACTTCGACGATGACTATTTTGCCGACGTTCTTTGGAGCTGCTGCCCCGATGAAGAGGACTGACCGAAAGGAGCGCATCGCATGGAGTACAAAATCACCCCCTCCAGCCGCGGCGGTTTCACAGTTTCCGCCGGGTATGCCCACAAAGGCGGAGAGTCAAACCCGACCGGCTGCCCCGGTGTAACAATGTCCGCTTTCATCGTTTACGAAAGCTGCCACTGTGACACCCACCGCGAAGCGTCCGCAGCGGTCGAGCGGCTGAAGAAGAAATATCATTGACCCGGACATCTCAGCAGGGCCGCACCGGATAAAGCGACCCCGCCCCAGCCCAAAAGGGCAAAAATATTTTTGCAAGTCCCACCAAAAGGACGGCGCATATGATATACTAAAGCAAAAGGGGCATTTATAGCCCAGAAAAGAGGATTTTATGGAAAAAGTGCAGTCCATCCCAGTATCTGAGCTTGAGCAGATGCATAAATACTATGCGGGAAAGATGAAAGAAGCATCTGAAGATTTGCAAAAAGTCCGTGAAGAGTACAAAAAACTATCGGATGAGTATAAGCTACTTCCGCACGCTGACATGGACAAAAGCGACAAAGCTACCCGCAAAAAGCAGTTGAACGCATTGCTTAACGATGCTATGTGTGATATAAAGGTTGCTTCTGCCAGTTTTACCGCCTACGACGAAGCAGTAGAAGCGCTCGACTATCTTATGAAATATGACGGCTATCAAGCTTTATGAAAATAAGGGGGTTGCTATGATACATGATAGAGACTTTTATAAAAGCATTATCCGAAAAATGCTTGCAAGCAATCTCACAAAGTGCGAGAAAGACGACTATAAATATAACCTTCAATACAATTTATACACGAATACTTACTTACTATATTACACTGCACCCAACGAAAAATTTTGGAGTTGTGCAGCAATCGAAGCCAGCGAAATTTAATATATACACCCCGCCCACGCTGGCGGGGTTTTTCTTTTGCCCTGCTGCAATACAGCCAAATACAAGCGTTTACAGCGCGTTTTGTGCAGTCAATGCAGTTTATACAACCCCCACAGCAAAACAGCGCACAGGGCTTTACAGTGGCTTTTCTTGCGATTGCACCCGCTCAACTGCCCACGATACCAGACCGGCACAAGCGGCTATAATACCGCCTGCGCCACGTTTGAGCGTATCACAGCACCTCCAGCGCATACCAGATACCGCCGCCACGCCGGACGCTGTGCAGCTCAGCGCAACCGCTCTATTATAATAATGTATATAAGGGCGCAGCATATCGCAGACCATGCCAGCCCGGCGGGGTCATCTCATACCGTGTGTAGATCTCTGGCAAGTGCTGCACCCGGCGCACCTGCTGAGGGGTCAGCGCCTCCACCTGTACAGGGTCAACCCGGCGGCTTGCGATCTGGCACCGGGTCAGCCTGTCGCCCTCCACCCGGCAGGGCAGTCCAGCAGCAGGGGCGCGGCGGGCGGCGCGGAACCATTGACGGCTACCGCCGCATTTCTTTTCGGGCTTTCGCCCGATAGCCAATAGAGGTCAGCAATAGTCGTAGCGTTCCGGCTGGAATAGTCGTAACAGCTTCTGAAATAGTCGTAGCCAATAGTCGTAATTTCTCCAATAAAATAGTCTTGAAATAGTCGTAAAGTCGTCAGATGACTGGCTGTTGAAAGTCCTATATATCGTATAGTAACAAACAGTCCGCCGATAGTCGTAGAGTAATAGTTGTAGCATTTTCTTGCGAATCATCGTCAAATAGTCGTGTATTTTTTGTGTGAAATAGTCGTTCGCCTTTTAGAGAAAGAGAGGTGCGATAGTCGTTAAGTAGTCAGACATCACCAAAAATCACCTCTCGTTCCAATTTCGCATAATATATTCCTCCGCTAGTTATATCTATTTCGTATAATAACAGTACTTATTATAGTATACAAATATAGTTACTCCCGATAATCATAGATTATTTCGTATAATAACTCGTACCATCCGATTCGGCCTGTTCCTGCTTGATTTAATTCCCAGTAATGCACTACGGTATCTCGCTCAATCCATAGTATTTTGCTAGGAATAGTCAACGCAACATTTGTACATATTCAGCCGACTCCAAAATAAAGTCAATTCTCCATGTGAAATAGTCGTAGATCATCCACCAACCCGAATCTCACGCCAGTTCTCGCCTACGATCTACTCTGCTAGCTAACGGTGCAGCTTTGGAGATAGAGGGTTATAGGGAGAAAGAACCTTTGTGGAAACATTTGGTCGTCGTTTTCAGTTGTCGCAGTTGTCGCACCATTTTGGCGTGGGGACATGAAATAGCTTGTCTATTTCATGGAAGGGAGATAGAGAGATAGATAGATAATAATAGGGGGTTATAGGGGGGAAGAAGAAGGAAGGAAGAGAGGAAGATTGGATGCAAACGCATCACGTGCATCCATTTGCATTCAAACGCATCACACTGATAGTCGTAGCCATATCAGCCCAAACGCCACTCGATTGAGACAGTTCCTACTCAAAATCAGACCTTGCCGTTTTATTCTGATAAATAACAAGAGAAAAAAGCACGTAATAGTCGCAGAGGGTAGTTTTACCACCTGATACCATTCCATGCTTTCTGATACAATAGTTCTGTAGCCGCACGAGCTGAGATTAGATATTCTTACTCTCTCTTGCCTTGCGCAGTCGTTCTGCCAGTGCTGCACGCTGCTCTTCGCTGATTTCGCGGGTGATGGGCGGGCGGAACTTCACAAGACGCTTCGGCATCGAATAGGTCTTGGATTCCTTGCACCGCTTGGCAGACAGCTCTTCCATAAACTTGTACGTATCAGGGAACTGCTCACAGAGCTTGTCCAGCTTGCGAATATAAACCGAGTCTGCTGTGTAGACTTCTGCGGTATCCTCCGCTGCGTTGAAGGTGATGACGGTTTCACGTTCGATGTTGGTAAGTGCCATAGTTGTTTTCTCCTTTGCGTTATTTCTGGATGATGTTCAGTTCGTCAAAAGGCTTCCGCTGTTTTTCCGTTTTGTTTCGTTCTTCCGCTAAACGCTTTTCTCTGCGTTCACGTTCTGCACGTTCATGCTGTTCTCTTTCTCTCCGCATTCGTTGAGCGTTCTGGTTTGCGATGATTGCGGCAATAACTCCACCAGTGTTTACAAACATAGTCTTTTCCTCCTGTATTTTGTGTGGTGAAAAATATTTATTGGGTTCAGACGGTAACTTTATCGCCAAAAACCTGTTATCTGTTTTTCTTGCCTATTCTACTGGGACGACACGAGCACAGAAGCGATTCTATCCTTTCGTTTCAATAGTCGGCGCATTATCGATAGCAACCATTACGTTTTCTAGTACATCAAACATCAATGCATTGAACGTATAATCTGTTTCATCCACGCTAACATATTTCATCTGCTCATCGGAAAAGTATTGTTTTAGTGCGTTAGCATCAATAGGTCGAATGTTCATTTTGTCTCCTTCCGTTACATCCACACGCATTCTTTGAACTGCTGTGTTTCCATCTGGAACGTGATGTCCAGTGACCCCACGTTGCCCTCTTTGTTCTTCTCAAGCGCAAAGTGATAATGCTCTTCTGGTCTCTTTTGCGTTTTCACTTTCTGCGCCAGCAGGATGATTGCATCTGCGTCCTGCTCAATTTGCCCGGATTCTCGCAGGTCTGCGGCGGTCGGTGGGATACCCGCTCTTGCGGTCTCTCGATTGAGCTGTGCAAGTGCCACCACCAGCGTTCCTGTGGACTGTGCAAACTCATGCAGTGCCATGCTGATCTCCGTGACGGCACTGTATCGGTCTTTCGCTCCGGCCTGATGGATAAGCTGCAAATAGTCGATGAACACCACTTTGGCTTGCATCCTGATGGACTGCGTTCTAATCCACCCAACGCTCTTACCAGCGGCAGAGCGGACGAACAACGGATACTTCTTGATGGCTGCCAGCCGGTCAAGTTCGTCAACGCTGACGGTCTTGTTTTTGACCGTGTGTAGCGGTACGCCTAGCTGGTTTGCGATAATACGAGCGTAGAGCGTGTCCGGGTCTGTCTCTAGGCTAAAATACGCCACCTTGCGTCCGTTCTTGGCTATTTCACAGGCAAGTTGTAGGGATAGGGCTGTCTTACCAGCAGACGGTCTGCCGCCAATCACAACGAAGTTGCCCGGCACAAGATGCAAATTGTTATCCAGCACCCTAAGCCCTGTGCTGATATACTCCGGCTTATCATCCAGCTTGCGGATGTAGTTGTCTATGCCGTCACATATCGGGATGAAATCGCTTCTCTCGTTGTGCAGGTTGATAGCTTCGCCTAGCTGCTCATAGATGCCTGTCAGGTCTGCGTATCTGGTCGAGCCATCAACGATTTTGAACGCAATCTCTCTGGCTCTGGACAATGCTGCTTGTTCCTTGACGATTCCAGCCCATCCAAGCATCATGTCATGGGTGACGTTGCGGATGAACTCTGCGCCAAAAGCATCCAGACATTCATCCATTGCTTTCTTGCAGTTATCGTACCGTCCCATGACTTCTACCGGGTTCCACTTGTCGTTGTGTTCCCAATAGCCACGAATGGCAGCGAATGTATCACGCAGTTCAGGGCAGAAATCGTCGATTTTAAGGTCTTGTAGCACATCAGCGTATTCCGAGAACGTGAGGACTGCCCCCAGCAGGATGTATTGGGTCTGATTTTCAATATTCACCGCAGAAAGTCTCCCTCGTCAGGCAATTCAGCCATTGTCTGCTGATAGCCACCGTTCCAGTCCTTCACGTTACGCATCCAGTTCCGTGCAGCAGCTTTCCAGTCCTTCATAGACGACTTGCCAACCTTCCAACCATTTGCCGTGAAGTGGTCAACAAACCGCTCTGCTTCCGTTTCCATGTAGCCCTTGTCTGCAAAGTATTCTCTGGCTTGCTCGACAGTCGGTGCTTTAAAGCGTTTGGCTTCGTTGGTATTTTTCTTTTCACATTTTTCTTTTTTATCAGATTCAGATACAGAATCAGATACAGATAAGCTACCATTCGTATCAGTTGGTATGTTTGGTATACCATTTATACCATTCGTATCCGGTGATACCATTGGTATGCTTTCGTATTTTTTATCGTTCCAACGCTTGTTTATATTTTTCTTGTTTGCTTCTCGTCTACGTCTATCACGTTCTTCCATCTTCTGCACGTTCATATCATCAAACGCCTTTACGACTTTCCAGAGCATCCGCATAGCACGGTCGTTGTCATATGCTGGCTCAAGTCCAGTCTCAACATACTGCGCGTAGTTGCGGATGAATGCTCCAAATTCCTCGTCTGTCAACTCATCCATCGCATGGACGTGTTCTAGCAGAAGAATCATTGATGTTCTCGGCTTGTGTTCCTGCTCCATATTCAGTCCTCTTTGTAGCGTTTGTTCCATGCTTCAATAGCGTCTTTGCGTCCATCGCGGATAATTTCAATCTCTCCACTATCGTCCATTCTAAACTCGATTCGATACTCTCTATTGGGATTTGTGAAACCACATTTATTGCATTGGATGTTAAATTCGTATCCTTTTATAAGGCTTCTTGAAAAATCCTTCTTTATGGAAAACACGGCTTTCCCACCGCAGAACGGACATCTCTTAAGTTCTTCCATCCTTTTTTCTCCTCTATATTGTTCTTACTGCTCTTTTATTCCAGTTTATAATTGCTGATGGCAAAAAAGAAAAAGTTTGAGAATGTCTGCCACATTTATCGCATAAAACTACATAATGCTCATAAACACCAAAAGGCTCTTTTTCTTTTTCGATATGTGGCTCCGCTCCGCAAAGGCATAATTTCAATTCTGTCACTTTCTAAATCCCTCTCTTGTTCTCGTGATTCGCTTATGCGCCTTTACAGGCCTTGTGCCTTTGCCGTATGCTGGGCGAATATGCCTCGCCTTGATGTACCCGCAAGGCGGTTTCGGCCCGAAGTCAAAAAAGCTCAAGTCCATAATGATGATACCAAACTTTTTGTTTGTCATGTTTAGCCCTCCTATACCATCGGAAACGCCATCCAATGCGTCACCGTCACATCTTTCGGCAGTCTTTCGCCTATCTCATCCCAGAACTGACCGTCTGCGTAACAGCCGAGAAAGTACGCTGTTTGCGAAATTCCTTGCAACATTTTTCCATCTTTATCACGCCACGCTGTTTTAGTCGCAAGCAACAAAGGCTGCGTCCGTTCTCGTGGCGGTTCGCTTGCTGGATGCCAGAGTGTGTTAGCCATTTTTATATTCCCGCCTTGTACGCCGCATATAAGACCGCAAATCCAATCAAAAAAGTAAAAATGTGGAGAATTGCATCCGCAAGAACCTTTATCTTTTCATCGGAAATTTCGTTCAAAAATATATCCCATATCAAAATTTTTTCAATGAGATATGCCACCCAACATATAAATGTTCCAACCAGAAAAGAAGCTAAAACCACAATCAACGCATTTCCAATATTACTCATTTTCTTTTTTCTCCCATTCCTTGCATCCACGTTCGTCCCACACGAAGTCTGCAACGTGTTCTGATTGGTCGTTCACACACACGCCCTCCGGCTCTGCGTACCATTTGCAAGAACCGCAGGACGGCTCAGATTTGTTCTCACAGGATTCTGCTGTGCATCGGATAGCCTTGCCAGCGGAGAACTGCTTGATGCCCATGCAAGAGCAGTGTTCGGTGGTGCAGTAGAAGTTCATTCCTCTATCTCCTTCCATCCGATAAATTCGCATAAACCAACAGTGTTATTGGCACAACGATGAATAAGGACTTTATCGCTTATTTTGAATTTTGCGATAAACCCAATTTTGCTTTCTTCCATTTCGTTTTCAAACATCCAATCAACAATGTCTTTGTCGATTCTGACATCGCCTTCGTCCGTCATGGTTGCAAAGCACTGTTTGCATCTGTAAAGAGCGCACTTTTTCATCTTCTTTGTCCTCTCTTTCCTCTGTTAAACCGTCCGATCACTCGCTTATATTCTGCATAGCACTCCGGGCACAGGTCGCCTGTGTCCCTGCGCCATCCCCAGTCCTTGAAGTATTCGTCAGGGTTCATCATCCTGCCGCCCATAACTGCTCCGCAGCGGTCGCATACTCGCTTGTGGTAGATTCCTCTGTCAGTTTGCATTAGTCGTCCTCCTCAAAACCCGGCGCAACCCTTGCAATATATTCGGTCTCGGAGCCTTCTGGAAATGCAAGTTTAAGGCTTCCACCAATCGGCTGATTATGCAAAGGGTATATGTCGAGACCGTTCATTGCGACTTTCGCTGCTTCTTTTTGAGTAGAAGCGTGAACAAGTAAATATCCACGTTCTCTCCATTCAACAGGCACTTTATACAATCCCATGTTAGCCATCCTCCCCATCTAACCTGTTCACGCAATTTTCCTTCTGACATTCATTGCAATTTCCGCAACACTCAAAAGAAAAATGCGTGATTTTTTGCGATTTATACTGACGGAGTTAATATTTATATTGGTTGTAGCAGTAAGGACAAACAAGCATTCCATCAACATTTCCCCATCCGGCTGCTTCTTCGAATTTTTCCCAGTGATTGAATCCTCCGTCCGTATCGCCAGTTTTCAAAAGTTTTACGAAATGCGTCATTCCGCATCTGTCACATTTGTAAAGTTGTCCGTTTGTTTTCATTTTATTCATTCTCCCCAACATCCTTGAACAAGATTTCTTTGTTGGCTTTCCAGTCTTTGATTTTGCACGGAATGTCCGTGCCGGGCACTGTCTTTTTTAGACCATCCATCTGCCAGACGTTCCATGAGATGATGTCTGCGATACAGTCAAGAAAAATATGCATGAAGCCAATTTCTAGCTTTTCAGCATCAAACCGATACCTAAAATTTTCAATCAGTGTCAGGAACAGGTTGCACCTTGCCAGCAAGAGATTGTCTCCCTGCCACTCATAGCCATACGTCGATGCGTATGCCCAGCATATCCACATATCGTAGTCAGAGGACTGCTCTGCCAGAACATTCAGCTTCCTGTCCAGCAGACCGATTCTGTCCGGCACAGCAATCATCTTCCCTGTTGTTGTATCATATCGGCTTGTCAGGAACGGTGCTTCGCCACAGGTTACTTCAAGGCAAGTCTTATTGATGTATTCTTTCCAATCCTCGCCCTTCAGGTCGTTTTCTGCAACGTCTGCCATCTTCTTGCAGACCCATGTCGGAGTGAACACTTCTGCTTTCTTGCTGGTGCGCTTCTTCTGGTCTGCCAGCCGTTTCTGCACACGAGGAACAAGCTGAACTTTGTCCAACTGTTCCAGCGTGATTTCATCTGCAAAGCCAACACCAAGCTCAGGCGGTGGGTCTGTCGCCCAGATGATGTTCTTGCCTGTTGTGTGGTCTTGCAAGAGGACAGGCAGAAACGTGCGTAGACACGGGTCTGAGAAGTCAATCAACTTGCGTTCTTCTGCTCTCTCCATATCATTTCACTCCACATAGCATCAATTTTCGCTTTGTTTTTCTTCTGAGCTTCTGCAAATGCGGTAGATTCTCTTGCTTTTTTAATGCTATCGCAAGAGATTTTATAATGCTCAGGGCAAAGACGTTTCCCTTTAACGCATGGTTTACCGCATCTTGGACACAGCCCTTTTTCTTTTCTTATTCGATATCTTGAGACCGTCACATCGCTACATGATTCTTTGTCCATGATTACTCCCCATCGCTTGTCACCTCTCTGTACTCCACGTCAATCCCTTTCGGCAAAGCCGTCTGGTACTTCTGAGCGAGCTGTTCTGCGCTCTGGGCATCGCCCAACGGCTGTTCAGGCGGCGCAACGGTGACTTCTACGTTGTCACGCATACCAAAGTAGTTCTTGGCTCGGAAAATCCACTCTGCCGGGTTCTCCTGACCGTACATACCGTTGTATGCCCACATGGACTGCATTTGCAGAATCAGCTTCAAGATGTACTTCTGCTGCAAGCTGTCGTCACGGCGTTTGCCCGCCATAATCTGCTTCAGGCTCACCCATTCGATGCCTAGCACCAGTGCAATCCATTCGACCACAGGGGAGATTCTGGCTTCGATGCAAGCGTTAAAGAAGAAGTCAAGGCGTTGCTGCACTTCAATCGGGTTGTTCATATCCACGCTCGGAAGGTCGCCAAAATACTTGGCTGCAATCATGCCGATGACCTTCTTGTCCTCTTCATCACCGATTCTCGACTGCAAATCGCCCGTGTTCAGCATCTTAGACCTCGTGATTGCCAACTCCTGTTGTTCTTTCACCTTTTTACTCACCTGTGAGCGGATAGATTTCCGTTTGTTAAGCATCTGTTGTTTCTTCTTCTCTCGCTCTTTCTTACGCTTCGCAGCGGCTTCTTCTTTCGCCTTTTGCGCCCGCTTCTCACGCTTTTTCTTTTCAGCTTCGGTCAGCGGCGGTCTGCCACGACCACGCTTCGGGGGTGTTGCCATGTATCAGGCCTCCTTTGGCGGTTCAGGAAGATACGCCCAATGAGTCACATCTCCAAATACAATGTACTCGTTGTGCTCTTGCCATAATCCGTCATAAGATAAAAATGCAATTTCAATGCCGAACTTTTCTCTTTTTACGAGAACTTCTTTGTCTTTTTCTGGTAAAACTTTCTTGGCATCAAACCATATATTGGCAGGCTCAGATTTTTCCAATATGTTGGCTAAATCTAAAAACACATCTCCAATGCTGCTTCTGATTTGTCCTTGTATGTATACGATGAAGTTTTTGCTATCCAAAAATGGCTTTGCTTCATTCTTTTTGTCAACGCCAACAGTTTTCCAAGCCGCAATAATTGGCTCAACATCAACCAGTTTCACACTCTCACCTCTTCATCTTTTTTTCGATGTTGTTCAGCGTCCTCGCAATCCACCAGACGGAGCAGCAGTTGTCTAACTGTAGCCACCATGCGCACTTCTCTTTTTCGCATACGCACCGACCAAGCGGATTGCTTGTCATCTTCATCGGACAGTAAAGTTCGTTGTCCATTGGTTATTCCCCGTTCATCTCATAATATTTGCTGTAGTTCTCGTTGAATCCCAAACACCAAGCTAACTCGGAAGCCATTTCCTGATAAATGCCTTTGATATTAAGCTCAGTTTCGGATTTCGCACAGCCACTATAAAGACCATACAGAAAAGCCAGCCTTTCACGCCCTACCATGTTGATATCCTGAATCATCATTTCCACCCCATCACAACAGCCGTACAAACGGCCAGACACACGTTGACGAACAGCCAGACGAGCATTGCCTGACGTTCTTCAAATAGGTTGTCTGCCATGTTTTTGATTGTCCGTTCGGACTGAACTATCACCGCCAGCAGGACTAGGCAGACCAGCCAGCGAGTTGCAAATTCAAACATTGTTATCCTCCATCAAATCGTCCATGCTCAACTGACCATTGACGTTGTCATCTTCCATCCACCAGCGAAAAACGTCCATGCCAGTCTGCCAGTCGCACGGCAAATCTTTTGCTTTTCTGACATCAAGCATTCGTTCAAACGCCGAGATGTACATTTTCTCGTATGCAGACCAGCGCATAAACTCACGCTGTCTGCCCCCCTACCAGCCATAGGACAGCCGATGCAGCCAACACGTTTTTGCCCTTCGCAATACAGCGGATTGATAGGCAAGTGTTCGCTGTGCGTGTAGTCCCACACATCATCATCAGACCAGTCCACAATCGGATTGACAGTCATCTTTCCCTTAAGGTTGCAGGTCTCGAACAGTTGTCGCTTTTCATCGTTGTCGCCCATGAGTATGATTCTTTTCGCAGGGTCTTTGTGCATCAGTTCCATCACGCCACGACTGTTTTTGCGCCGTGCAGATTCTGCCCACCGAACGCCTGTGGCGATAAACCGATTCTTCCCCGTGTTTTCCTTCAGGACATCACAGCAATATCGTACAAGTCTTGTCGGCGGCATCAGCTTTTGCGGAATCAGTGTCCACATGGACACTGGTTTGTCCTTGTATCGTGGCATGACGATGGAGCATTTGATTCCACGCTCTTCCATCGCCTTGAACTGCTCACGGATGAAATAGACCGTCTCCGGCGCATCTGCTGTGGTATGGCTGTTGACCACCTCGAAGTTGATTCCGGCACGTTCAGCCAGAGCAACAAGCACCTGTGAATCCTTGCCGCCAGAGTATGTGATCATTAACGGCTTCTTGTACCTATGCTCAGATAACCGTGCAGCGTCCTGCAACCGTGCAATAGCAAGCTGTTCCTTGTCCATCAGCTCCACCTTTCTCTCAACTCTTTTTCGACCTGCTCCGACTTTGCTGTGATGTAATCTGCAAACTCGTCAGGGGTCATGTCCTCTTCTTTGAACTTGCCGACCATCTCCCAGTACCTGTCACCGATGCGGATGATTTTCTGCACCTGTTCATCGGTCAGGTCTGCATCGCACCGAAGGTTCTGAATCAGTGCGCCCCATGTGGCGGCAATTCCATCAAGAGCCATGCGGAAGCCGTACAACTGGTTCTGCCGTGCGATTTTGCGGAGGTTTGCTGACATTGCCTGTCTGCCAGATGAGGGGCGGTTTCTGCGCTTACTCATCTTATTTCTCCTTTCAATAAAGGTATCGCCATGCAACGATTTTGGAATCGCTTGCAACCCATTCTCCACTACTTTGAAACCAACGCTTGTCTGCGTATTTGCGATATGCAAGGTCAAGGTCGCCGTTTTCAAACTTTATTTCGATAGCTTCACCGCATTGCGGTTGAACATTCATGCTGTTCCACTCGTTTTTGTTTCCAGTGTCGGGCTTCTGTTCATCAGGTGTTAGCCAGTCGTTCAGTTGCTTCATACAGGACGGGCAAAGTTGAATCGCCCCTACTTGGTCATCGCATCTCCATTGTTCACCAGATGGAGTGTTATCAATAAAAATCACCGCATTTGATTTGCGATTTCCATTCGCATCAGGAGGTGTATAGTTATAGATTTCACCGCATCGGTCGCACTTAAACACCATTGCCATATTCTTTCTCCAATCTCTTTAGCAGCTCATCCACGTCATACCGCCAATGAACACGCAATCTTTTTGCTTTGACCTCTATCCCCTCTTGTTCTGCCCACTGCCAAGGGATGCTCTTTCGGCTTTCGTTGTAACGGAACGCTAGAACCTTGCTGGCAGGGATTGCAAAGGTGCGGTTGACTGCTCTGTAATTGACTATCACATGGGCGGTCTGACCGCCGTACCCCATCGCATCCACCATGTCTGTGATGTGCTTTTCCTTGCGGTATTTGCATTTTGCCTTGTCGTACTTGCCGAATACCTTTTCCAGAGGGATAGAGGGCGTTTCGATGGTTTTCAGCTCAAACAGGTGGTTCATCGGGTATCGGTACACAAGGAAGTCGCAGATGTTGTCGATAGAAAATGACAAGTTCTCATTGCCGCCGTAGTAGGTTGCAGCACTGTCTTTCAGACGGTAGCACCACGCATCGGATGGGACGGATGCCTTGAAATCTGCTTCAAACTGCTTGCCGGTGTTCATTCGTTGCCCTAGATTTTTTTGGCTTCTCTGATACGCAGCCGAGCAAGTTCACTATTTGCATATCGCAGTTGCCAGCTACCAAACCAGCCTTTGTGAACAAGTTTTCCGGCGCAGTAAACAAACTCCTGCTTCATCAAGTCATCAAGTGAAATGATGTAACCGCCCGGCTTATACTTTCTTTTGCTCATCCTCGTTCACCTTTAAGCTCACGGAATATGAGTTGCTTTGTCAGCTGGCTTTTCCATTTCCTTCATGATTCGCTTGTGTTCTTCAGTAGTCATGTTGTTTGGAAAGAAACACCTGTCAACAATCTCAAACGGCTCAATATAATGGTCAAGAACATCTCTTGCTTCTTCTCGTGCCTTTTCGACACACATTTCGATGTAATCATCTTCTGTCATGTTGTAATCGGTAATACAATCTACAACCGAAGAAAACCGACACAGCAAACCGTTAGGCTGTCTTGCAATAAAAGCTCCCATTTATTGTTCACCCCTAAATTCATTTCCGAGAAACCGTTTCTTGCCTTTTTCCCGGTGCTTGTCCTCATAATCACGGTGGTACACGCTCTGGCTGTGGTTCAGCTCATACACGAAAGCCTTTCTCTCCTCGAAGTCTTTCTTCTCTGCCTTGTACTTCTCGCAGGTGTCGTGGCAGGCTTTGTGGCGTGATGGGCAGTCTTTGCAACAAGTAATCATCCTTCGTCAAATCTCCTTTTTGTTACAGCCATCGGGAACTCTTCGATTTCGCTTGCCCACCGTGCGGTTCCATCTCCGTATGCTCTTTGCCAGACCAGAGGGAAACCACCCAAACCATCGAATAGGCTACCCAGCGTTGGCTTCTCTTTCAGATAGGGGCGCATCTTCTGCATCAGCCAAAACCACTGCGGCAAAGCGATTGAGTTGCCTAGAGCCTTGTACCGTGGGCTGTCAGCGTATTTGTGCTTCTTTCCTTTGCTATCCGTCCAGTCACCAATGTTGGTATAATCGTCAGGGTAGCCTTGTAACCGTTCACATTCAACAGGGGTCAAGCGGCGAACAATCCAACGGATTGTTTTTTCTGCAATTAGGCATTCGCTACCATTGCCGATGTTCCCGGCTTTTGCTTTCAAGGTTGAACATTTGTCGCTTTCTTTGTAGCCACTGAACGACTGCTCGTTGAAGGTCTTACGCTCGATAGCGATAGCCGTGTAGTCTGTGATTCTGTTTTCGTGGTCGCCCGTAATTGTTGGCGCGATTTTGCCATCGCCGTTTCCACGAGCATCATAAACAACAGACTGAAACAACGTCTGGTCTTGTAGTGTAGAAAGCGTTGCACTTTTTTCGGTTTGCACCAGCGCACCTTTACCACCACCGGCGCATCCACTACGGATTTTCAGGGTGTAGGAATTGCCCCCCCTATCACGTCCAGAAGGGCTTGCCTGAGAACTTCCGGGAGTGGTTTCCCACGCCTTGACGCTCTCGTCAGGATTCCCTGACAGGCTCGTGCGCTCAAATAGTATTTCTGCGGCACATTGTCCTCCAAAATCTGCGACAAGAGCGATTCTCTTTCGGCGTTGGGGGACTCCCCAATATTGAGCGTCAAGCTGTCGCCAAGCCA